TTGGTTCACTGCTCTGGGAGTTAGCACGATGGCATTCAACCTGAATGGCTTCAACTTCAACCAGTCAATTCAAGATAGTCAGGGTCATGTAATTAATACATGGGCAGACATTCTGAATCGTGGTGGTCTCGGGATGGAGGTAATGCACGAAAGGAACGCACACAACTTCCCTCTAGATCTTGCTGCTGCTGATAGCACTCCTGTTGCGCTCACTGCACCAGCCATCGGTTGATAAAAACTTTATAAGTTTTCAGGGACCCGAAAGGGTCTCTTTTTTTATCCATGACTTGACAAGCCCTGAAAACCATGCTATGATGCTAGAGCAACCAAAGCCTCCGGTGCCTATGGAGATTATTGATGAACTAAAAACTAAATCATGTGTCTATTGCAATGAAACGAAAAAACTGTCTGAGTTTCCTGGACATCGTGGACATAAGGATAGGCATGATACTAGGTGTAGAACATGTATTAGCGAGCAAAGTAAACTTCGGTATCAGTTGAAAAAAACTGCACCACCAAAACCAGAGGTATGTGATCTGTGTGGAAAGACACCCCCACACAACAAAAAGATTGTTCTTGATCACTGTCATGATACTGGAAAATTTCGTGGATGGATTTGCGATCCATGTAATGTTGGATTAGGAAATCTTGGGGATAATCTTAGTGGCCTATATAAGGCAGTAGAGTATTTAAAAACGAGAAGTTAAATTATGGAAGAACAAATCATTGATGTTGAATCAACCGAAGTAGTTGAAGAAGAAACTGTATTAACTCCAGAGATCAGTTTTAATGAAGACAAGATTAAAAGTCCTGCAGAAATTCAACGAGATCTACAACAACTAAAACAATTAAATAAACAACTCAAAAAAATTAAACGTTACATCAAAAGTCCCATTCATACAATTCGTCAACTAGATGCCAAAGCTTCGATGAATCAGTGATATATAATAAGTAACCACAGGTTACTTTTTTGGAGGGGCAATCCGATTGGCGACGGAACCTGTCTTGAAAACAGTTGAGGTGTTAAAGCCCTTGGGGGTTCGACTCCCCCTCCCTCCGTTGTTCACAAATACATTATGGATGAGCAATTTTACAAAGAACTATGTGAACGAATTCAACACAGCATACAAATTTCCGTCAAGCATGGACACAATGAGTATGCACTTGGATTAAAAAAATCAATTATGATTGTCAATGAATTAAAACACAAATATCAAGCTGAGACTAAATAGTATCACCTTCAGACCGAGGTTGACATGAAAAAATGTCCTGCATGTGGTGTGGTTATTGAAAATGAATTAGCTAAATTTTCTTTTGGAAAACCTGGAGATTTAAATTTTCTTGCACAAAGAGTGTGTCAGTATCGTAAAGTTGACTCTCCTTGTATAAATCCATGTTATAATGAGGATATTGATTATCCTCCTGGTTATGATGATTTACCTTTACTTTAATTACTACTATGACTGATGAAAGAGAAGAAATTGAAATTGAATTAGATGATAAGACAGCAGCTATTGCAGAAGCTATGGCCAAGGAAAAAGGAATTTCCGTTGAAGAACTTTTAACTGAACTATTATCCGAAGCAATGGATAGTGGTTACTTTAATAATCCAGATAATGTGACAACTGACGATCCATTAGACTGATGGAATACTCAATATACTTAACATTATTTTTAGCAGTATTTGCATATGTTTGCATTACGGATCCAAATGTTTTTGATTGGATTAATATAAAAATTAATCACTTTATTGTAGATATGCAATTAAAGTATATTAAACTAAAGTGGATGTTCAAAAAATTTTGATTCTCAAAGGGGGCTTGACAGCCCCCTTCTTTTTTGCTATACTACTGGGGTAATCCAAACGCACCATGCAAATTACAATTTACAGCAAAGACAATTGCCCTTATTGTGAGAAAATCAAGCGAGTATTTGATTTGCTTGAATTGAGTTTTGTCGAATATAAATTGAATGAACATTTTACTCGACAAAATTTTATTGATCAATTTGGAGACGAAGCCACCTTTCCGAGAGTTCTGATTGACAATGACATTATTGGTGGCTGCGTAGACACCATTGCCCATCTCAAGGAGAACAAAATTCTATGAGTGAAATTGCAGCTTTTATTGACACTGTTATTGATGATTTTGTTATCACTCGTAAAAAATCAAAGGCTAATTTTATGCAGTTTCTTCGATCAGAAGATATTGACCGAAGGACTATTAATGATTTTGTAGATAACAAACTAGGTTTTGTTCTAGAGCAAATTGAAGAATTAACTTTGGCACTTGATGGTCAAGATCCAGTAGTAAAAGAGGGGTATGGAAACTTCCGTCGCCCTGAGATACGAGAGTTCAAAGATCTGCTAAATCAAATTGTAGATGATCTTTATACATACAAAAATTCTAAAAAAATTGTTCGCAAAAAGAAAAAATTATCTCCAGATAAAATCGTAAAGTATGTTAAACTCTACGACAACGACCTAGAGATGGGGGGAAATACATACAAGTCAATCAAGCCACAAGATATTATTGGTGCCAAGTATGTATTCTTGTATAACATTGAAAAGCGAGAGCTGTGTTATTATGTTGGAAGGTCTTTGACAGTTCGCCGCACTATGATTGATGGATTCGATCCAGAAAAATCTTGGGTGCGAACTCTACGAAAGCCAGAAGACTTTCTAACTGAAGTCATTTCCTGCACTAAATTCAATGCCGAAAATATCGGCAGCCACTTGACAACTAAACCAAAGTCTCCTTCTGGCAGAATGACGCCAAAGCACATTATCATTAAAGTTATTACATGACATCTATTCAAGAAAAGTTACTAAATAAAAATGTAAAGGCAATGATAAGTGGGAGGAAAAAAGACTTGAAAAAGCCTGACTTCCACTTCGATAAAATAGTTTCCATTTTCAAAAGAAACTACAGAGTGGAAGTCAAAATCTTCATCCAAGATCAACAAGACTAACACTCTAAAGGGAAAGAACCATGACAAATCTATTAATTTTACTTACTGTATTTGCAGTAGGATTTGTTTTAATAGGACTAAGTTTTTTAATTGGTATGGTGTTTGGATGGTTCGCTAATGAATATTTTAATCCTGTTTCAAATCATGCTACTACTGGCCATCCAGAAATGTATGATGAAAATGGGAATTATATTACCGAAGAATTAATTGCTGTACGTTTTGAAGACGACGAAGACGACGAAGACGAAGAGGATTAATTTATGATACTGGTTGATATGAATCAGTGCATGATTAGTAATTTGATGATGCAAACTAAACTAAGTGACGGATTGGACGAGAGTATGATCCGTCACATGGTATTAACATCTCTTAAAGCTTACAAAAATAAATTTCATGCAGAGTATGGCAATTTAGTTCTTTGTTACGATAGTAAGCACTATTGGAGAAAAGAATTTTTTCCATACTACAAACAAAATAGAAAAAAGGATAGGGAAAAGTCATCCTTTGATTGGAATCAAATTTTTGAAATTTTGAACAAAATCAGAGATGAGATTCGGAATAACTTTCCATACATCGTACTGGAAATCTATGGAGCAGAAGCAGACGATATCATTGCTACTCTCTCCAAACATGTTTCTATTCAGAATATCAAAAAGCAAAAGGATAATTTAAAACCAGAGAAAGTCTTAATCCTATCAGGAGATAAAGATTTCATTCAACTGTCTAAGTATCCTTGCGTTACTCAATACAATCCTGTTCAAAAGAAGTACGTTACTGATGGGATTGATCCAAAACTTTATATCCGAGAACACGTAATTAAAGGAGATCGCTCTGACGGTATTCCAAACTTTTTATCTGACTCAGATACATTTGTTTCTGGAAAAAGACAAAAACCTATTAGTAAAAAGAACATAGCTAAGTGGGTGCAGTCAGAACCAGAAAGCTATTGTAACGAAGAGCAATTAGCGAACTATCATCGCAATCTCAAACTTATTGATCTTTCTTGCATTCCTGTTACAATAGAAGAAAAAATTATAGATGAATATAACTTGTTAAATAGTAACAAACCCAAAAAGGTATCAATAAATTATTTTATTGAAAACAAATTAGTTTCACTATTAAATGAAATGGAGGATTTTTAACTCATGGCTGAATTACCAGTGGAAAGACTTCTGATGTCAGAAGTTCTACAAAAAGTATCTAATGCTAAAACGAAAAAAGAAAAAATTGAACTATTGAACAAGTATAAGACTCCTGCACTACAATCAATTCTAATCTGGAATTTTGATGACAGTGTAGTGTCTATGCTACCAGAAGGAGATGTTCCTTATACTCCAAATGAAGCTCCAGTAGACACAGAACATACTCGACTACTTCATGAGTATAGAATTCTTTATAACTTTGTTAAAGGTGGTAATGACGGTCTCTCTGGAAATAAAAGAGAAACCATGTTCATTCAACTTCTAGAAAGTCTTCACCAAGACGAAGCAAAACTTCTTTGTATGGTAAAAGACAAACTTGTAGGTAAGAAGTATAAGATTACCAAAGCTTGTGTAGAAGAAGCTTATCCAGAAATTAAGTGGGGAAATAGGTCGTGATATGTGTAAAATTGTACACCAAGACTGCGACAAAAGTCTAGCTACCGATAAGACCCTACCTCTAAATTCATATTTGGTCACGTATGCACTTGACAATCAGCTCAAATATGATATAGTGGTATGTAACAAGCGGGCTCAGATCTTCGACATGTACTGGGACAAGTACCGAGAGGGTCTAAAAGATATCCGCTGGACTGATGGCAAAGTCAATCCTAAACTCTGGGGAAACCCGCCAAAAGAACCTAAAAAGAAAAAGTAATTATGAGCAATGTTTATTTGATTTCACTTAGTCAAGGTGCAGGCAAACTAGAAGGTAAGTCTGCTCAAGAAGTGATTACTTATACTGCTCGTGTAAGTAATCCAGCAAATCAAGAAAATTTTGATACTGCAGCTAAACTTCTTCGTTATTGTATTCGTCAGAATCACTGGTCAATCTTTGAGCAAGCTGATATGACTCTTGAGATTAATACTACTAGAGGTATTGCAGCTCAAGTGCTTCGACATAGGAGCTTCACATTTCAGGAATTTTCACAAAGGTATGCTGACACCAAACTTCTTTCTGATCGTCCTGTAATTCCTGATCTTCGTAGACAGGATGACAAGAATCGTCAAAACTCTATTGATGATTTTGGTGATTATGTAAAGCTTAAGATGCAAGGAGAAATCCAAGAATACTTTGAGAAAGGTCAGCAACTTTACGATAGTCTTCTCAGCCAAGGTGTTGCTAAGGAATGTGCAAGATTTGTACTTCCACTATCAACTCCAACTAGAATCTATATGAAGGGTTCAGCCAGGTCATGGATCCATTATATTAATCTTCGCTCTGCCCACGGCACTCAGAAGGAGCACATGGACATTGCCAATGAATGTAAAGAAGTATTTAAAACTGCTTTCCCTGACCTTGCCGAAGCGTTAGACTGGTAATCTGATCCCCCCTATATTATGAACATTTTTTATTTGAATTATAATCCAGTTGTGTGTGCCCAAGAACATTGTGATAAACATGTTGTTAAAATGATTGTTGAGTATGCACAACTTCTATCAACTGCTCATCGAGTTCTTGACGGCATTGGTTATGTTGAACTTTCTGAGAAGAATCGTAAAGTCAAAAGGTTTAAACTCGATGAGCCCAGGGAATCAAATCTCTATAAAGCTTGTCATATTAACCACCCTTCTGCTGTCTGGACTAGGAATTCTCGATCACATTACAAATGGCTCTATGAACTCTTTGAGCAGTGCTGCATCGAATACACTAGGAGGTATGGCAAGTTTCATGCTACTGAGTCCCTAAAGGGGTATCTAAAACTAGCACCTGGAAATCTTCCAGATCTAGGTTGGACGGAACCCCCTCCAGCAATGCCCGATAAATACAAGCAAGCTGATTCAATTCAGTCCTATCGTAACTATTACATTGGAGAAAAAATTTCTTTTGCGAAATGGAAATCTCCAGCTATTATTCCTGAATGGTTTAAAACTCATGCCAACGTATAAATTCCTAGACAATAACACAGGTGAAATGTTTGAAAAGTGGATGTATATGGCAGAAAGGGAACCTTATCTAAAAGAAAATCCACACATTACTCAGGTTCCTACTGGAATGTCTTCTGTTAGTGAAGTCGGAGACTGGAAAAATACTAAAGTTCCTGGCTCATTTAAAGACGTTTTAGGACGCATCAAAAAATCATATCCCAACTCTACATTTGAAGTATGACTAGTTCCCGCAGAAAAAAGATTGAACCATCATTTGCAGACATCTCTAACAAGAAAATGAGACGTAAAAAGCCAATTAATTCCGATCATATGAAGGAGATTGCTCCTTTAACTCCAGCCCAAGAAAAGGTATTTGAAGAATATTTGAATCAAAAAAATCTTTTCCTATATGGAGCTGCAGGAACTGGTAAAACTTTTGTCAGTTTATATCTTGCACTTAAAGATGTAATGAATGAAAAAACTCCATATGAAAAAGTTTACATGGTTCGTTCTCTAGTTTCTACAAGGGAGATTGGATTCCTTCCAGGGGATCATGAAGACAAATCAAGTCTTTATCAGATTCCATATAAGAATATGGTAAAGTACATGTTTGAAATGCCAGACGATGCATCATTTGAAATGCTGTATGGCAATCTAAAAAATCAAGGAACGATTAGTTTCTGGAGTACTTCATTCATTCGTGGTACTACACTTGATAATGCTATCATCATTGTAGATGAAAGTCAAAACCTAAACTTTCATGAGTTAGATTCTATTATCACTAGGGTTGGACAAGACACCAAGATTATTTTCTGTGGCGATGTCCAGCAGACTGATTTAGTTAAAACTAATGAGAAAAATGGAGTTCTAAATTTTATGAGTATTCTTGATACAATGGATGAATTTTCCATGGTAGAATTTGGAATCGAAGATATTGTTCGTTCTGGCCTAATTAGGAGTTATCTAATCAGCAAACTTAATTTGGGATTTTGATAGTGTTTGTACATCTAAATAATGCTCCATTGATTGACCTAGAGGCAGTAACAACTGATAACGGAAGATTTTATCTTACACCAGAAAAAAATAAATATCCTTCCGTTACAACTGTTATTGGTGCAAAATCAAAGAAATCAATTCTAGAATGGCGGAAGCGTGTAGGTGAAGCAGAAGCAAATCGTATTTCTTCTAGGGCAGCTTCTAGAGGTACTAATCTTCATTCCATGAATGAAGATTACCTAAATAATGTATTCGATGAAGAGAAGTATAAAACCAAAGTACTTCCTCTATTCATGTTCAAACACTTGAAGCCTTTCCTAGACAAAATTAATAACATCCATGTTCTAGAAGGTGCGTTATATAGTGACAAATTAAAACTTGCTGGAAGAGTTGATTGCATTGCAGAATATGAAAATGAGCTGGCAATCATAGACTTTAAATCTTCCACTGAACCAAAGAAACGAGAATGGATTGAGAATTACATTGCACAGGAATGTGCATATGCAATGATGTATTATGAACGTACTGGTATCAAAGTAAAGAAACTTGTTACTTTAATTGCCTGTGAAGATGGGGAAATTCAAGTCTTCCAGGAGTACGACATCATGAAATACATGAAAGTTCTCATGACTTATATTGACCATTGGAATAATGCCCACTAATTTTAGATGCATATGGATTCTAGTAAACAGCTAAAAAAGACTGGCAAAAGTCCAGTACGAAACGAAAGTTTTTACAAGAACTCTCCATATGCATGTGAATCTTTTGACCAAATTATTGAGGACAAATTTATGACTACTGCGAAATTTTCTATGGAAGTTGAGAAAATTGTGAAAACAAATCAAGGTGGAATTAATTACATTGAAGCAATATTAATTTATTGTGAAAAGTATGATATCGAATTGGAGAGTGTTTCCAAATTGATTTCAAAGCCACTAAAAGAAAAACTTAAAGTTGATGCACAACGTATGAACTTTATGAAGAAAACTTCTAGAGCACGACTTCCTCTATGAATGGATTTGAAGTTTACAAACTTTATCTCTCTATAAAATTACATTTTACTTCAGATAGTTACAACTATTTCACCTTTAACGGAAAAACAAGAACTACTCTTCAATCTTTTGAAAAACGAAGAGACAAATACTTTTTCAAAAAATTGGCAACAAAATTTAGTCATGAAGAACTAATACAATATTTTGTTGCTCATTTTGTACAGAATGAAGATACTTGGATTGGTGACATATCCAAGGTAACAAACTCGTCTGTATATCTAGAATGGGTAAAGAAAATACAGAGCATGTCATTTGTATTTTCTAATGATGTAGATCAGCTATTAAAAGATATAGAATTTGAACAAATCTTTGAGGTCACTTCTACTCACCCACCTTTGTTGAAGAAATACTTATCCAAGTCTATATCATTAGAGACTCTGGTTATTTTCAATAAATTATTAAACTTTGTCAAAGATTTTGATAAGACTATTGCAGATCCTATAGTCTGGCCAGAACTCAAAAGGAAGGTGTTGAAATACGAACCTTTCCTTTTGGTAGACAAACCTAAATATAAGCAGATACTTTTGTCAAAGGTAATGAACTAATGTCTTTCTTTGAACATGAATTAATTCGTGATGAATTAGAGGAGATGACTAATCTCTATCAAGAAATTTCTTTCTTGATGTATAGTCCACATGAAAAATCTGAAGATACTCGTAGAGAATGTTTAGATAAATTAGAAAGACTTGTAGAACTTCAAGAGCTTCTATATTTTAGAGCGAAGTATTCTAGTGATGCCGAAGCCAACGACTTTGTAGAAATGCTTCGTGCCTCAGCAGCTTTTCTCGGGGTGTCCATGGACATTGATGTGTCACAAATCTTCATCCAGATGAAGGAGGACATTTCCAAAGCCAAGGAAGGGCTTGACAAATCTGTCTGAACCTGCTACCATAGTCTCATGGGTTCAGGTTCCCAGGCCAAATCCATTTAATCCAACCAATACGGAGAATACACATGTCATTTGCAACACTCAAGCGTAACTCAACATCTGCTTTTGATAAGCTAACCCAGGAAATCGAAAAAATGACCACCACTGAAAGTGGTGCCGATGAACGTTTCTGGAAGCCAGAGATGGACAAATCAGGTAATGGTTATGCAGTAATTCGTTTCCTTCCCGCTCCTGAAGGGGAAGACGTTCCTTGGGCAAAAGTCTGGAGCCACGCTTTCCAAGGTCCTGGCGGATGGTATATCGAAAACTCTCTAACTACCCTCAACAAGAAAGATCCAGTCGGTGAACTGAATCGTCAACTTTGGAACAGTGGTAGTGAGAAGGACAAAGAAATTGCTCGCAAACAAAAGCGTAAACTATCATATTACAGCAACATCTACGTAATCACAGATCCTGCCCATCCAGAGAACGAAGGTAAAGTGTTCCTGTATAAGTTTGGCAAGAAGATCTTTGATAAGATCACTGAAGCTATGCAACCTGCATTTGCAGATGAGAAGGCAATCAACCCATTTGACTTCTGGACTGGTGCTGACTTCAAAATTAAGCTTCGTAAGGTTGATGGTTATTGGAACTATGATAAGTCTGAGTTTTCTGGACCAGGCACTCTAGGTGGATTTGATGATGATCAACTAGAAAAAATCTATTCCAAGACTCATAGCCTAGCTCAGTTCTCTGCCGAAGATAACTTCAAGTCTTATGAAGAACTTCATAAGCGTCTGGATGCAGTTCTAAATTCTCGTCCCGCACCACGAATTGATCGTGAAACGTATGAGGATGAGCAAGAAACTACAGTAGAATCTTTCGCTGCTAGTGCTGCTCCTTCCTTCTCTTCTCGTTCTAGCCGAAACGAAGACGAAGACGACACTCTAAGCTACTTTGCTCGACTAGCTGAGGAAGACTGATAAGATTGAGGGGGGACTTAGATCCCCCCCTTTTTTTATACTTCTTCTGAAAATCTTACTCCTGCAGAATCAATTTTATACTTGGTATCATATTTAAACAATGAAGCAATTTCATCTTGCATTGTAGTTAAATATTCTGGACGAATTATAAATATTTCTTTTTTATTTTGATTTTCTCTATATTCAAATTCTCTATTTGTAACCGGAGTCATTACTTGAGATCCTGATAACACTAACCCACTTGGAGTAGTTAATGTAAATACACTTACTAATTGATTTTGACTGTTGAGATATGATGGGTAATATCCAGCTGCTTGTTGTTGAGGTCTCCCTTCATTATACTCTATAATTTGCCCACCTTTTAGAATTAGTATGTTTCCTTCATACAATTCATTTGTTTCCCAAAATTTAACATCATTTTGCTTATCTCCATATTTATTTTCTATAGATTTATCCAATTCATAATCAGCCAGTGGCCAGTCATTATATACATCAATAATGTTATTCAATAACAATATTGTCCAATACCAGTCAGTAGATCCATATTTTTTTTCTGAAATTTGTTCAGGAGTTTCTCCTGATTGAACCATGTATTTTGTTGATGCAATATACAATGCATTAATGTTATCACGAAATCTAACTCTACGAAATAGATTTTTTGATAACTTCATTCCATTTTTATACGGATAATAAAAATTTGGTTGTGAATCAAAAAACATTTTTAATATCCTCCAGCTTGGTTTAGAACATCTTTGGATGTGATTATTTCTGTCTCTGCAAAATTCAAGTTTAAATCATATGCAATTGGTGCGGGACCACTCAATCCTGTTGAAGAAGTATTGATATGAGTTGCCCATACATTATCTGGAGTATAGTTTACTGATACTGATTTCAGTACACACGGTTTAATTTTTGGAAGCGATTGAATTCTGGTACTTGTTCCAGCCTGAATCCAGTTTAATTGAAAAATATTTGGAACAGTTAACCATCTATCACTTAATTGTAAAGTAGGAGTATTATCAGTTTGTGGTTGATTTTCCGCCATAACTCCACTTCCACTATAATTTGGTAGAGAATAATATCTTAATGATTTAATTATATTGTGAATTCTAGATTGTTCATCTTTATTCCTAGGAACTAATTTCCATGAGAAATTAAATTCTCTCATTCCAATTCCTTTAAATACTTGTTCAGTATATGGATTTAAAATTTTTCCCCCAATTCCTTGAGTAAGTAATTCTGCATTTGGGGCACCTGGAACGTTAGATAATTGTTTCATCAATAATTCCACTGCTCCCCCAGAAGCCATTTTACTTAAAATGGCTCCAGCTTCCCCCCCGCCTGCAGCTATATTTCCTGCTAATGCAGGGGCTAATTTTCCAAGTATTCCTGCAGGTTCGGTGGACCAAGTTAATTGATCATCGTATTTAATATCATTTGGAATAGGCAACATAAGAGTTGCCAAAGATTTTCTTTGATTTTTGGTTGTTGTAGATCCTGAAATTGTATTGATTTGATTTAATGATTGTATATTTGATACTGAAGTAGATTCAATTCCTCCTTGCCCAGATCTAGAAATAGGAATATATTCAACCACATTAATTTTTAGCATATCAAACTTATCAATGTTATTTGGCCAAAATAAATTTTCGCCAAATGTATTACTTTCATATTCGTAATCTTTACTTATAGTAGCCATAAATAGTTTATGATATGCCCTTTATAATAAGTATTTATGAATACTCTTAAAGGAAAATACGTTCCTAAGAATATTCACAAATATAAAGGAGACTATAAAAATATAATTTATAGATCTTCTTGGGAATTGAAGTTTATGAAATATTGTGACACCAGGCCAAATGTATTGGAGTGGGGATCTGAAGAGATTGTTATCCCATATAGGTCTCCATTAGATAATAGAATTCATAGATATTTTGTAGATTTTTATGTTAAGATTCAAGATTCTAATGGAAATATTAATAAGTATCTAATTGAAATAAAACCGAGTAAACAAACAGTTCCGCCAAAAAAACCTCAACGACAAACAAAAAGTTATATCTATGAAGTAACTGAGTATGTAAAAAATCAAGCCAAGTGGAAAGCTGCCAAAGAATTCTGTGATGATAGAATGTGGAAATTTAAAATCCTCACAGAGTCGGAGTTAAAAGTATGAAAAGAGAAGTATCGGCTAGAACTAAAAACACACCACAGTTAAATATATTTGAGCAAGTAGATAAACTCTTAAAAAATGATAAGGGATTTTATAGTAAAAGTTATAGTTGGTACAAAGATAATGTTGCTGCAGTGGCTAGAAAAAATGACATCTATAAAACTTTAGTCACTCTCGATGAAACTCTGATTCCTTCTGGCGGCAATTTATACTTATTTGAATACAATGCAACTTGGGCAAGAAAGCTTCCATACTATGATGAATTTCCTCTAGTTTATATGCTTCAGGGAGGAAGAAAATTTTTCGGTGCGAATTTACATTACTTAAACTATTCTACTAGATATAAAGTTTTAAACAGTATCATAGATGGACGACCAACAATTCCGAAACAGTGCTTTCATAATTATGTTTATGAAGGTCTTGATACACCGCTATTTAAAATAAATAGAGAAGATTGGATTAAATCTATTTTTTTGCCTTTGGAAAGTTTTGTAAGTCGGCAAAGGGGATCATATAAACAAATAAGTAAATCTTTTGTGTGGGGGGATTCTAAAAGATGAGTTCAAAATTAATAGCTAGTGATATTAAAAATTTTAATGATTTTAGAGCTTACATTTCAAAATATGGATTTTCTATTAACAATTTTTATGATGTTCAATTTTTGATTGGTAATACTGGATCCAGTTTTTTTAATAGTGTATTTACAAGATCAATAAATTCAAATTCAAATAGTGATCAATATATCAGAGAATTGATGAGATTGTATGCAGATGAGTGTTCTATTCCAGGATATGCGATTTCTACTGGAGACTTTAGAATAACTAATAGTCCAAATATGAAGTATGGGTATGGAATAGTAAATAATGAACTGACGATTTCTTTTATTTCCGATGCAGATTCGGAGATAAGACAAACTTTTGATGCATGGGGAAATTATATTTACGGTGGAATTTCTTCAAATACAAATGCTCCAATAAAAAATGCTCTCAATATTAATTCCGTGAATGATTTAGGCAGAACTAGATATAAAGACGATTATGTTTTAGATATAGTTATCGTTAAACTAGAACGATATAGGAGTAGTAAACGAAATTCTGGATCTCTTACAGATCCACTTACAGGAGAATTTAAAGGAGTTCCATTGAGTAGATTGTTCCCAGGAACAGATCCATCACAACTAACTGATACCAAATCTTTATTTGGAGAAGCTAAACAAGTTTATTCGGTTAGGCTTCAAAATGCATTTCCCACAACAATTTCTGCAATTCCTTTAAATAGTGGTGCATCTCAGTTAGTAAAATTACAAGTTACTTTTGAATATGATATGGCAGTACCAGCTTCTCAAACTGGAGGTACTGTAGATTCTGGAGGAACTTGGGCAACCTTAGCAAAGTAGCCTAAATAATTTTAAATTATATCATAATTCACTATGCCTTTACCTAAATTAGTTGCTCCAACATATGACTTGGAATTACCATCCACAGGTCAAAAAATCAAATACAGACCATTTCTAGTAAAAGAAGAAAAAGTTCTTTTACTTGCTATGGAATCTGAAGATGAAAAACAGATGATTAATGCAGTTCAAACTATTTTGAAAAACTGCATTAGTACAAAATTGAAGATTGAAGATCTTTCAGTTTTTGATATCGAATATCTATTTCTTAATATTCGTGCAAAGTCTGTGGGCGAAGAAATTGAATTAAATGTTACATGTCCAGATGATGGTGAGACTGTTGTTCCAATTACTTTAAATGTTGAAGACATTAAGGTTCAAAAATCAGATGAACATGAACGAATCATTCCTTTGACTAGTGCTATTTCAATTGCTATGAAGTACCCAAGTATGGAAATGTTTGTTCAAAACAATTTTACGGGAAATATGAAGACTGAAAATGTATTCGATCTAGCTTCATCTTGTATTGAACAAGTAATTGAAGGAGATGAAGTATATGAAGTGAAGAGTTTTAGTAAAAAAGAAGTTACTGAATTTTTAGATAGTCTTGACACAAATCAATTCCTGAAAATTCAAAAATTCTTTGAGACTATGCCAAAACTAAAACATACAATCAAAGTAACAAATCCAAATACTAAAAAAGATAATGAAATAGTTATTGAGGGTCTTGCATCTTTTTTCGCATAGCACTAGCGCATCAATCGCTAGAGAATTATTTTCGTGTGAACTTTATATTACTTCAACATCACAAGTGGCCTTTAACTGATATTGAATTTATGATTCCATGGGAACGAGATGTATATGTACAGATGTTAGCCGATTTTATTGAAGAACAAAATAATAAAAATAAAACATCTCAGCCACTATAACCCAATGGCACTTTCACTTTTTAGTTTAAAGAAAACAACTTCACCAAAAGTAACTTCTTTTGTAGATCCAACTAAGTTTGGTGGAGTGGCTTCTAATGCAAACAAACAAACTTTAAAAAGTGAAGTTGCCCAAAAATCAATTTCAAATAAACAATTAAAAGAACTTAGTTATATTAGAAGATCACTAGATGTATTGATAAGTATTGAGAAAAGACATTTTGAATTTTTAGGTGATGCAATTAAAAAATTTGTATTAAATGAAGATAAAAATCAATTAAGAGAAGAAGAAGCTCTCCAAGAATCTGAACCAAAAAAAGATAAAAATGAAAAAAATCCTATATTAAAAGAAGGAAAGCAAAGACTTGAAGGATTTGGAAATTTTCTTCAGGGATTAATCAAAATTTTTATTACATATAAAATTCTTGAGTGGGCAGGTAATCCACAGAATATCAAAAAAATTCAAGACTTTGTAAATCTTTTTACGGGGATATTTAAATTTTTAAATGCTATTGTAGGATTTGGCATAGATAAACTTTTCAGTGGAATTTCTAAATTAGTAGACGGGGAAGGAGTAACAAGAGTATTTGGGTTTTTAGAAGCTGCTGTTGGATTTTTTACTTTAAAGTGGTTATTAAATCCCACTAAAATAATTTCTGATATTAAAATGATTGGAAACCTTTTCACGAAGGTTATTCCAAATGCTATTAATACTGTTATAAATTTCTTTACTAATTTAATTCCAAAGGCTGCTGCCGATTCTGCCACAGAAGCATTGGGGCAAGCAGCAAACCAGCTTCCAGGGGAAGCCGCAGATGCTGCTAGAACTGGCTCCGCCGCCGCAGAGGGGGCTACTACAGCAGCATCTGCGGCTAGAACTGGTTCTGCCGCCGCAGGAGCAGCTACTACAGCAGCAGGAGCAGCTACTACAGCAGCAGGAGCTGCTGCTACGGCTGCGAAAGGGGGAGCTAAGGTAACTGGAAAAAGTATACTAAAAGCACTTCCAGTTATTGGTGCAATATCCAGTGGAATTTTTGCAGCAGATAGAGCCACTAAAGGTGATTGGACTGGTGCTGGAATGGAGGTTGCATCTGGAGTTGCATCCTTGCTGCCTGGATGGGGAACCGTAGCATCTTTAGGAATTGATGCCGCATTGATTGGCAGAGATATAGCAAAGGATCAGGGCATTCCTATGCTAGCTAAAGGAGGAATTGTAACTAAACCAACTCAGGCTATAGTTGGGGAAGCAGGACCAGAAGCAATCCTTCCACTTGATAAATTGGGGTCATTTGGAATAGATCAGTTTGCGGGAAAAGTTAATAAACAAATTCCAAAATTTATCAAACTTTTAACTTTACCGTTTAAAATTGTTGGTGCAGGTATTGTTGCATTAATATCATCCAGTATATCTAAGATCCCCGGACTAGGGCCAATATTGATGCCATTGATTTCTAATGTTGCATCTATGTTTGGAATTCCTCCAGGATTAGTGAAAGGAATGTCTAACTTTGCATCAACAGCAATGAAAACTGTTGGTCAAGGATTGTCTAATGTAACAGAAATATTCGGGGGAGAAGATCCTAAAATTTCTAAGACTGATGCAGATGAATTTAAACCATCTGGAGATACATCAGTTAGAGGATTGTTGGGAGATATACTTGGTGCATTGATTAGCAAGAATGGATCAGATAACTCACAGTCACCGACTTCAACGGGAGGAGCAGGCGGCGGTGGGGGGTCTCCAGGTGGGTCTCCTTCTGCATCTGAAAGTGGAAACGGAGCAGCTGCACCAGTAGATACTGCAAAACAATCTATTGGAAAAGTAGGTGGATTTAGAGAAGATGGAACTCTCAAGGGAGTTCAAGGAACTACTCAAGTAGTATCAAATACTCGTGGAGGGGGAACTATAGAAGAACATTCTCCAGGGGCAGGATTAAAACCAGTCATCAATGGAAACAAAAAATACTGGTATAATTCTCATGGAGATGTATTTAGATGGGAAAAACCAGGAGATCCATTAACTGACATTACTACAAACAGACTATTTGATTCTAAAACTCTAGGTGGCACATTAGTTAGAATACCTTCAAGTGGAGAGGTCAAAATTCTGAAGGGAATGTTTGGTGGAGATCAAACTGCAGTTGGAATGTATAATTATCAGATGAATAAGATTTTAAAATCTAGAGGAGTGAGTGGAAGAGGAACTGATACAAAGGATGCATGGGAGACTCCACAGAATGGAAAATATGGGGAACCTGCAAAATTTATTATTGGTGGAGGGAATGTACATGGTTCTGGGATTGGAGACAAGTATCCTGCAGTATTAGAAAATAATGAATATGTATTGAATAGAAATGCAGTTGCAGGTATGGGGGGAGCGAAAGAATTAGATAAAATTAATTTTGGAATGTTCCCTAGATTTGGTTCTTCAAAAATGTCTCAAATTACAAGGAACGAAAATAAAGCTAGTGGAGATGGAAGACCAAGAACAAAGTTTCAAATTGGAGGAGCTGCGATATTAGAAGGTGCTAAAAAAATAGTTGGTATGGGTAAAGGTCAGGGAGACATGTGTGCAGTAACAACTAGAGCTGCATTAAGAGCTGCTGGACATCCTGCTGCAGGAAAGGTTACTCAGAAAGGCGATCTAGATTCCGAGGGGACAAAATATAATGGAGTAAGATATGCAGCTTCTTTTGCTGGAAGTGATATGGGAGCAGTGGTTAAACAAGCATCCAATCTTCAAGCTGGAGATGTTGTTTTGTGGAAAGGTGGAAATGGATATCCTGCAGGTGCTATTACCCATGTAGGAATTAAAGGAGAAGGAAATGATTTATGGCATCATGGTAGAGCTGCTGGATTTAGAAAAGCTAGTATGTACACAAGTTCTGGAGGCCAAACATTTGCTGCTGGAATTCGTTTAGGTGCATCTGGAACTACTACGGATGCGTCTGAAAAAAATACTGGGTCGTCATCTGGTGGAGACACTTCTTCTGCACCAAATTGGGACTCTATTACACAACATTTAGGAAGTTTGTTCAAGATAATGAACTCTTCTAGTACAGATCAAATAAATGCTGCGGCAACTCCTCCAGCTCCAAAACTTCCTCCAGTATCTGGAACTCCTCCAAGATCATCACAATCTTTGCAAGCTGCTCAACAAGAAAATATTAGAACTGAAGCTCAAAGAAGGTCTGCAACAAAATCTGGAGGTGCTGTAGTTCCTATTAATATTCCAGGCAAAACAGTTACTGAATCTACTACTCAACCAATGGTTCAGCCATTGGGAAGAACTACACCTCCAGTTACACAAACTGTTTATCCAATAGCACCATAAGATGCCTACTACAATCACTCCAATTCAAACAGATGTATTTTTAAATGAAAGTAGAAAGTTGGTAGAACTTTCTAAGATTCGTAGTGGATTTATAAAATTAATAAAATATAAAAAAGATAGAATAAAATTAGAACAAAAATTTGAAGCAACTAAAGATAAATTTGCAGTTCGTCAACAATTAATAGATAGAAAAAAAATACAAGGGAAAAAGAAACCAAGTAAAACTATAAAAAATAAGTTAACTCAAAAATCAGAAAAAACTTTATCGGGAAGTTTATTTAATTTATTATTTACATTTATTCAATTTAAAGTTTTAAGTTGGTTTGGAGATCCTAAAAATTTAGAAAAAGTTAAAGGTATAGTGAAAGCTGTACTTGGAATATTTAAATTTATAGATTGGGTTGCAACTGGATCTATTAAAAATTTATTAGATGGATTGCATAGTTTACTATTTGGTGGTTCAATCTTAGAAAGAATCCTTGGATTATTTTCTGCTATTGTAGGATTTTTTGGCATAAAATATCTACTCAATCCTTTTAAAATAATTAAAGATATAAAATTTATTATTAAAAATGGTGACAAGATAGGCCAAATATTTGATGCATTTAGAAAATCTGGAATAACAGAAGGTGTAGGAAAACTAGTACAGAATTTAACTAAAACTGGCGACATCTTTAAAAGAGGATTAGCTAAGGGATTTTCCAGAGCAATTTTAAAAGTATTTGGAAAGGGTGGTCTCAAATTATTAACTAAAGTTGCTTCATCATCTATAGTTGGTGGCGTGACAAAGTTTGCTGCTGGACCACTTAAAGCTATTGCAAGTAAAACTGTTGCAGGAATTCCTATTGTAGGGCCTTTGCTGAACTTAGGAATAAATTTATTATTAGGAGATCCTGTTGATAAAGCTATTGTAAAAACAGTTGGTTCTACTTTAGGAATGGGAATAGGTGGAATTGTTGGATCTGTATTACCCGGACCTGGAACTATTGTTGGTGGAGCACTTGGAGGTATACTTGGTGATTGGGCCGGATCTAAATTATACGATTGGTTAAAAGGTGCATTTTCTAAAAAGAATGAAGAACCTGCACTTGCAGTTGGTGGTATTGTCACAAAACCAACTAGAGCTTTAATTGGTGAAGCTGGACCTGAGGCAGTAATTCCATTGGGTCAAATTTATAATGGATCAATGATGAGTGCTCCATTAGGCATCGTTGCATCCTCAATGATTGGAGGTATTAATGCTCTTATAACATCCATGGGTCCAGTAGGATTTATGATTAAACCATTTGCATCTCAGTTACTTTCTCCATTTGCCAGAGAATTTGGAGTAAAAAATTATACGTTCTCATCCGACTTGGCTAAAAAATCTGGAAACGTAATGATAACATCTGGAGGACAAGGAGATCAAAAACAGACTGAGGAATTAAACAATATAGTCGGTACTGGATTACCTTTAAATATTATATCCAAGAAACAAGAAGATACACAAGATAGATACAACTCTGGATTTAGTATTCGTGAAATACTTGGAGATATTTTAAACAATATTATTAACTTAGATTTTTCCTCTGGCGATACTGGTGGAGGAGCTGGTGGCGGCGGTGGTGGAGGAGCTGGAGCAGATCAATCATTAACTGCGGCAGAATTGGATGCTATTAAGGCATCTTCTGCAGACAAGCGAGCTGCTGCCCATCTAGCAACACTGGAAGCTACAGCACCACAGCATGTTGCTGATGTATATCAAGTTATTTTAAACAGGGCTGCAGGACAAAGTGGGGGGATTCCTGCAGTAATTACTGCCAAGGAACAGTTTACACCTTACTCTGCAGCATTGTATGGTGGTAGCCCTGGAGATAAAAATGCAAATGCAAAATATGGTGGACTTGGAGTATCTAAAAAAGAATTATTTGATCTTGCTGCAAAACCAGATGGAATTCAGCAATTAACAAATAGATTTCAGGCGGGAAATCCAAAAGTTGCTGCTCAAGTTCTTGCAGACTTTGAGAAAAATGGTCCTTTATCTCAATCAGCAAGAAAATTTGTTGGGGGTGCTCAATATTTTCTTGGTTACAAACATTCTGGGGCAAGAAGTAGACCTGATGGAGGAAACTGGTTCAGAGACAAATATCAAACTGGTGGAGTAGTTTCAACTCAAGGTGTTTCAGACACAGGACCAGGATATACTATACAAAATGCAATAGATCAACAAGGTAGACCAGTAGTATTCTCTCAATCTGCTGCGTCTGCGTTTGCAAAGATGATGAAAGATTCTGGTGGGATAGTAAAACCATCAGATGTTGCAAGTAGTAAAAGAAGTCCCGCAAAAAATAGATCAGTTGGAGGAGCAACAAATTCCAAACATATGTATGGAATTGCTATGGATATTCATGGTTCATCTAATCAATGGATCAGAAAAAATGGTGCAAAATATGGTTGGATTGCAAATGATTATTCTGGTTCTCATGGAGGACATTTTGAATTTGGTGGACAAGGAATTCAACCATCGGATGTTTCTTCATCCTCTCAAGAAAAACCGACATCAGGATCTAGCTCACAATCTACCACACCAGACTGGTCAGCTATCACAAAACATCTCGGAGATTTATATAATATATTAAATGGAACTCCACCAGAACTAAAAATAAATTCTGAAAATTTATCAACTCAAAGTATGAATTTCTTGGAGAATTCTAAATTAGATCTTGGAGTTTCTGATACATATATTATATCTCAGCAAGGAAATACAATGATTTCCAATATGAATGTAATGACTCCATTACCTTCTACAGATTATTCTATAGGATCTTATTCTTTAATGGATACTTCCGTTTATCAATCACAACGTAGACTCTAATGAACCAACAATTTACTGGAGATTTTTCTCTTAAAGAAGTTAGATTATATCCTCTTTTAGATGAATCCAAGTTAGCAGGTAACAATAAGTATCTGGATATTAAACAATTAGTTCAAGAGATTACCCTGAACGAAAGTGTAATTTCTACAAGTTTATATTGCCAACTTGTTATTCAGGATATTGGAAATAATATTATTGGTTCTTTGCCTTTAGTCGGACAGGAAAGAATAGAGTTAGTAATTTCTACGAGTTATGCCAATTATAATTTAAATTTTTATATTTATAAAATTGATGGCAGAGCGATGAGAGAAAAAAATCAATTGTATGTTATGCACTGTGTCAGCAAAGAGGCATTGATAAATGAGTACACAAGAATTCGTGAAAGAGTAGACGCTAAAAAAGCTGAAGATTTTATAGAAGATAAACTAAAAATTATTACTGGTGAAAATACAAACTCAAACTCTACAGAGAATAGAAAGTTTAAAAAATTAGTCAAGAAGGATGCAACATTGTATCCATTTAATATGTACGTTCCGAATTGGAGATTGTTTGATACTGCAATTTGGATGTCTCGTAGAAGTGTTTCTACGGATCATAAAGATTCTGTTGGATATCTTTTCTACGAAACGTTTGAAGGATACTATTATAGATCTGTTGATGCAATATTCAAATCCGATCCATATCCAAACAAAAACACAAAATATACATTTATTCAAGGAAATACAAATGCATCTAAATCTGAATTGAATAATTATAGAATTTTTGATTATTCTTCACCCAAAGCATTTGATATACTTGAGGATCTTCGTAACGGAGCTTTCTGTCATAATGCATTGTATATTGATATTAACAATAGAAATTATAGAAACCTTAGAACTAATGCATCAACATATTGGGATAACATGGAACACTTGGAAAAGTTAACTCCATTTCAAGATCCTCAGAAAGAGTTACTGGAACAACCTTCTAGATTGATATATAGACCTACTACAATATCAACTTTCAATTGGAAAGACTTAAGTAATTCTGAAATACAAAATTTAAATAATATTGACGATGTAAATAAAAGTTTTGAAAAATCTATCTATAGATATTATTTCCTCGAATATAATAAATTGGAAATCTCAATTCCTGGAGATTTAAAATTAAGAGCTGGAAGTGTAATTAGTGTATCCATTCCTTCTCCACAAAAAAGTAGTACTGGAAAAGTTCAAGAAGATGCCAGAATGAGTGGTAGATATATGGTACATTCTATTAGACATACCATAATAAATAGAACTGAACTTAGAACATTCGTTACATTATCTAGAGATTCTTTTGGGGGAAATGAGATCAGCAAAGCCACAGTAACTAGCGGAGACACATTCTAAATGACTAAACACATAGATACCCATATAGATCGTAATAAAGACGAACTATCTGGATCCACAGTTAGTGCCCAAAGACGTAGATTTCTAGAAAATGAACTAGAATCTTTAATTAAATACAAAGAAAATCATCCAGATCAAACAAATGATCCAACTCCATTAGAATTATTCTGTGACGAAAATCCAGACTCTCCTGAATGTCGTATTTACGAAGTGTAATAAATGTCAATTAATCCTACATTACAAAACTCTGCCTTTCTTGGTCATAGTGATTTTACATGGTGGCTCGGCACTGTAGAAAATGCCGATGATAGAGATGGAAAATTAGGAAGAGTTCGTGTAAAAATTCTTGGATTTCATGACCCATCTGAAAAACCAGAAAATTTACCCTGGGCGCTTGTACTACAACCAACTACAAATCCAGCAGTAAGTGGAATTGGCAATGCAGCTAATTGCCTGAAACCTGGAAGTTTTGTCATGGGATTTTTTCTGGATTATCCAGATTGTCAACAACCTGTTGTATTAGGAACTTTTTATAGTCAAATTAAAGCTATTGGAGAACCAGGAACTTATTCTGAAATTACAAGCCCTGGAGCAGCCAATATTATAGATCCAAATATTTCAAAAACTGGCCAACCACAAGATTCTGAAAGAACAAATGATGAAGGTGGAGTAGCTTCTCAATCTGTAGCCGCAGCAAGTTTACCTGCATCTCCATCAAACCCATCTGGAAATCTTGGTGCGAATTCAATTGCAGACGGAAAAGATGGCCCTGCCAAAACTCTTGTAGAAGATATTAAACGATGTGTAGAAGGACTAGGAAACATATTTAAGACTGGAATTGTATATAATCCCAACGCAACTAATCCAACTCTCACGAAAGATCTTTCCAAAGAAGAGCAAAAAATTCCAGTAACAAATCCAAAATCATTTCCCCCAAGAGGAATAGTAGAAATAAATGGAGAGAGAATAGGATATAACGGAATTAATGAATATTGTTTGATTAATGCTAAAAGAGGAATGAATGGAACAACTCCTAAAGCTCATGCTAAAGGAGTCAAAGTAAAGTACATTCCAAAAACAGACAGCCCCATTGAAGTATACGGCAAATTTACTAACAAAATTGCCGATGTAAAAGGTGCTGTAGACATGTGTTTAAATGTCATACGAAATCTGGTATGGTATATTATTAATCAAGTTAAGTCTTGGTTAATGGCAGAGATAACCAAATATTTAAATATGTTGGGACTGAGTTCGAGTAGTCCAATTCCATATTTTGTTAAGACTTTAACAGAAGTTGTTATACAAATTTTAAAGACCATTGGATGCACTTTTGATGAAGGATTGGCTGATGCTTTAATGAATGGCATTGAAGGATTCATTAAAGATTTTGTAGAGGGATTAACTCAAGATCTTATTGATATGGCTGATAATTATATCAGTCTTGCAGAACAATGTGTCAATGATATCTTTGGTTCTATTTTTGAATTGACTTCTGTTGCTGCTGAAATTGCTAGTTCTATAGAAGATATTCTTTCTGTCATGGAAAGTGTGGGTTCTATTGGAAACATGGGATCTTTATTTGATGCAAATGGCATGGTAAATGCAAATATGTTATCTAATATTGGAAATATTGTTTCATTTATATTACAACTACTAGGAATTGGATGTGATAGGACAACAGAATCTCCAATCCAAATTGATTGGAATGAATGTACACTGACTGGAAATAATTGTAATCCATTTAATTTCCGAGTGACAAATAACATAGCAGGAAAATGGAATCCAGAATACTCAAAACAATTTGTACAATCAAGTGAAGCTGGACATCTTATTATGATGGATGATACTCCATATAATAATAGATTAGTTATCGAAGCAGCAAATAGTAGAACAGGATTCCAAGTTGATGATGATGGCAATATTCGTGTTACAAATAGTAAAAATAAAGTTGAGGTAACATTTGGAGAACAAAACGTTACTATAAAAGGAAATGCATATATTTCAGTTAAAGGTGATTATCATTTAAAAGTAGGAGGAAATTATCATTTAGAAGTAGATGGACAATATAATGTATGGGCAAATAGAGAAAGTAAAGTAACCTATAATGGAGAACATGAAACCCTTTATAAGAATGATTCTAAACTTAGTGCTGCAAATGGACTTGCTCTTGCTGGTTCAAAAATAGGACTTTCTGCCTCTGGAAGTTTAGATATTATTTCTCCAACATTTAGTTCATATTGCACAGAACAGAATCACTTATGTAGTGGATCATGGAATTTATTTGCTTTCTACGAAAATAAATACATCGGACTACACAAATTCTGTTTGGTGGGAGGAAATAAAATAAATCTTCGTGCAGGAACTAATTCAGATGTAGGAACTGGAGTTTCAAATAAGTTCCAAGCTAGTGCAGAAAATACTTGGAAAGGTGGACTACATAATATGACTATTATGGGAACAAATTCTATAACTAAACTTGGTATCATGAATGACACTACTCAAGGTGTTGCTTCTAAGAATAGGCTTGCAGTTCAATTAGAATCTGTTGGTGGTACAAATGTTTGTGTCACTGCTGCACCAGAATCTAGAAATGTTCAAGGTCCATTGTTAGATATTAGTGGAACTTTATGTATGAGAGAAGCTCCAATTATCATAGATAATTAATCTCAATACCCCCTTGACAACCCATCCTGGGTGTGGTATGATATGACTGACCTCAGAACAATCTTATGAATATTAGAGACAATTCGACATTAAATAAAGTAGAGGTTGATATGTTGTCAAGAAAAGTTCACCTTCATGGAGATGATGGAGAATATCTTTGTGTAGATGATTCTGATTCTCAACAGTTCACTAATATGTGCAAATTTATTAATGAAACGTTACCTTCAGATATGATCGAATATAAGTATTGACAGATCTCGAAAGACATGATATGATTATCATGTCCGTGTGAAGGAAGTGATCCCAAGATTTTCTTGGGACTTGCTCGATTAGCTATCTGGTGAAAGCACCCGACTCATAATCGGATATAGGTGGGTTCGATCCCCTCATCGAGCACTTGACAATCCTCTGATCATGTGTTATGATTGTCTCATCACCTGGGCGTATGGTGAAATTGGTAAACACAACTGACTTAAAATCAGTCGGGGATTCCCCTTGTCGGTTCAAGTCCGACTATGCCCATAAATAAAGTATCATTTAGGTAGATACAGAATTGAAACAGTTAGGGAAGCACTGCGTCGCAGAATTGTATGGTTGCGATCATTCAATTTTAAATAATGAAAAAGTTTTAATTGAATTAATCAAAGAATCTATAGATATTGCTGGAGCAACTTTGCTGGATATTTGTTCTCACAAATTTAATCCTCAGGGAGTTACTATAGTTGCTTTACTATCTGAAAGTCATATTTCTATTCATACCTGGCCTGAAAATGGTAGCTCCGCATTAGACGTTTTTACTTGCGGAAGTTCCAAGCCAGATTTAGCTCTTTTACATATCATAAACTTCCTAAACCCATCAGAATATAATATGAATTGCTTCGATAGAGGATAACAACTGTTATAAATAAATCTAGTTTTTAGCCTCTCTCAAGGTAAATATATGGCTCTAACTAGAATTACCTCTGGTGGCATTGCGGAAGGTGTAAGGATTACATTTGATAAAACTGGTACTCCTACAGCTCCTGCAATTTCGTTTAATAATACTAGTGATACTGGAACTGGTATTTACCAGTCAGGAACAAATGAACTTGCAATTGCAACTGATGGTCAGCCAAGACTCATTTTCAAATCTGATGGAAGAATTGTAACTGGGTCTGGAACAATTCTAGGAGGAACTAATCCAGATTTCGTTAATGCTGATAACATTACATTATATGTAAACCAATCTGATTTAAATGCATCAGATGTGGAAGGTAATGATGGCGGTAATATCAATAGACCATTTAAAACAATTGAGAGAGCTTTACTTGAGGCAGCTAGAAAGAGTTATAAAGTAAATCCTGCTTCAATTCCAGTAAATCAAATCGAAATAAATAAATCCTATACTATTACTAGTATAGGAAGTACAGACTTTGTTGCACTAGGAGCAACAACAAATACTGTTGGAGTTACTTTTACTGCAAACTCTCCTGGTACTGGTACTGGTACGGTAACTGCAAATAATGATAAGTTTGAGGCATTTACTATTATGGTTATGCCTGGTCAGTATGAAATTGATAACAGACCTGGGCACGATGTTACTACAAACCCACTTACTTCAGGAACAGCTGGTTCTATAGAAGACAATGCATTTAGATTCAACCCAAGGAATGGCGGCGTAATTGTCCCTAGAGGTACTTCTATTGTAGGTTATGATCTTAGAAAGACTGTAATTCGTCCTAAGTATGTTCCTATTCCATCTACTACCACCACAACAGAAGAAGGTAGTATTGTAAATGATGGATATGTACTATCTCATGTAATGTATGATGGTGCAACCATGATTGAAAGAAATCGTGGTTATATTCAAGAACAAACTAAGTTATTTCTTCAGAACACTAATGTTGCTGGATATACTGGATTAAGTGAGGCTCAAAAAACTCTTTGTGTTCGTGATATTGGATATTTTATTGATGGAATAATTTCTGACTTGAGGGAAGGAGGAAATGAAAATACATTTATTAACGCAGAATATTACATTGATGGTGCTGGTGGATATAAAAATAGATTCCTAAAATCTAACGATACAGATTTAACTGCTGAAGTCGCTGCTACAGTATCTGCATTTAATAGAGCCACTCTATTAATGAGATATACTGTAGAAAATGTTTGGAGTGGGTATACAGAATATACTACTGCCCAAGGTAAAACTATTGACAGAACTACATTTTCTGCAGGAAATGGTTATGTTTCTAATGGAGATTGCTCTACTGTATCCAATGCGATAATTGTATTAGGAGGAATTGCAACTGGAATTTTAAACAATCCTAATACTTATACCACATCAAATGTAACAATAACACTTGTTGGTGGGACTAGCTCTACAGTAAGATTGAGAAAAACTCCAGGAGTATTCAAACAAACCTCCATCTTCAAGGTAACTGGAGGTTGTTATTTCTGGCAGATGACATTTAAGGATGCAGTTGGCACTCCTTACAATTCTGCAACATTCAATTCTAATGGAGTTCCAACATTTACCACTGCACCTAATCCAAACTATTCTCACCATAGAGTTGTTGCATTTACTTATGCAGATCAAAGAACTGTAGACGGTGAATTAGATCAATATTATAAGAAAATTGATGCGTGGGATGCTACTTTTGATGCTGGTGGTTCTAGAGAAGTAAGACCAGAAGAGTATACTATTGTTGGAGATGGTAGTACCAACGCAACTATTGATACTGTAAACTCTTGCTCTCCATATATTTTCAATTGTTCACTACGTTCTGTTTATGGTATGTGCGGTATGCATACCGATGGAAGTAAAGTGGCAGAAAAGAGCTTCAAGTCCATGGTTGTGGCTCAGTTTACTGGCATTTCTCTTCAAAGAGATACAAATGCGTTTAATCAACCAAAAGATGCAGAAGGTGATGCAAATAATTCAACCTATAATGACAATGATCCATTAACTGCAGCACCTCCAATCTATGCAGATCCAGATGCACAATATAAACCTGATTGGAGACACTTCCACATTAAGGCATCTAATGGAGGATTCATTCAGGTAGTTTCTGTTTTCGCAGTTGGTTACGCTGATCAATTCCTTGCAGAAAGTGGCGGTGATATGTCTATCACCAACTCAAACTCCAACTTTGGTCAGATCTCTCTACGTGCTAAAGGATCTCAATTTAATGCATTCAAGCCAGCATCACAGGGCAAGATTACTGCACTTATTCCGCCAAGAGGAATTAATACCAAACCTACTAGTGTATCTTTTTATAATATTGATTCTACTACAACTTGGGAAAAAGCTGGTCAAGCTGGAGATGAATTTAGCGCAAGTAAATTATCACAATATTCATCTGATGCAGATCAGTTAAGATTATATCTTGAAGGGTCTTATTCTAGTGAAGCTGACATTCCAGAACTAGAAGTCAAAGTTCCAGATTATAGTCAATCTCCAGTAAATGGAGTTTATCCGACTATAACAAGGAGATATTTAACATACGGAACCACAAATCAATATGCGTTATTCAGAGATTACTATGCAACTTCTGGAACTACTGCAGAAGCAAGTAGATATATTAATGTAGAAGTTGAAGAACAAGATACTGAAGGTTCAATTGCATTCAGTGCAAAGGTTTATTTTGTTGGAAATTCAGGTGAAGTCGGTAGCCAAAGTAGTCAAACTGCGTGGCAATTAAGTAATTCTCAGCGTCAAGGATATTTTTATGATCCCAATAAAGGTGCAGTATATTTAAAATTAGATGGTGATGATGCTAAAACTAAAACATTCTTATCTGACTTTATCTTTAAGTATAAAACAGAAGAAGTTTTTGGTTTTAGAGAAACAAGAGATCCAGAAACTGGAGCTACTGTTACCGAGTTTGTGAAACAGGATAAAGATGTTCTTGTTTACAGGGATGGATTTCCATCTGGTCTCACCATTAATAAAAATGAGGATTCCAGAGGATCAACTCCAAGTGATTTACTATGGAGAGTAGAGTATACTATTCCAAAAGATTGTCCAGAAATTCCAAAACCACCTGAAAAGAGATTTATTCTCAAAGGAATTAGACCAGGAAATGGTCTAGATGGAATGCCATATACTGATTACAGATTTATGATATGGGATGTTGAAGAATATCTTACTTGGGAGAGAAATGTTAGGGATGGTGTATATTATTTAACCTTAATTCGTGCCGATATTAATAAATTTGTAGATGGAATAGATAATGCTGTAGATGTAGTAAGAAGAAGACCTACTGCAATCACAAATACTAGTTTCTACGATTGTAAGTTTATAGAAGAGACGAATAATTATGATAAAGATACAAGACTAACAACCAACGTAAACTATCTATATCCTTCAATTAACGAAGAAGGACCAACCTATGATACTAGAAGAACTTGGAACCCACCACAATCTGAAAGTCGTGTAATAGTTGAGGATATTGGAGCTGGAACAAGACTAAAAGATATATCAGTACCAAATTATATTAGATACAGAGCAGGTACAACTCCAATTAAAGATGTTCCTGCAATGTATTCTGTAACTGCAGAAACAGTTCATAGATTAGTTCAAGCATTTGATCTTCGTTATACAGGAGCAACTTCAAAATCTAGTTCTAATATTGCTGTTGCTTCTGTAGTTTCTTGGGATGATAGAGCTTCAACTTCAACATATAGTACTTCATCTACTTTTAATGTATATGGAAATAATAATACAAATAGATTTGGTAAAGATAAATCAGTAGGCGTCACTACAAATGCTACCCAATCTATAGATTATAATGCATATGGTATTAATGGTGATGCTTTAGAAAGACGAATTGTGGTGTGTAGTGGATTATACACTGGTTCTGTAAGTGATACTACTGTAAACAACTATTCAATCTCTCAGGCAGTCTCACTATACAGACCATCTATTCTTCGTGCATCTTCACATACTTGGGAATATGTCGGTCTAGGTTCTGGTAACTATTCTACTGCATTCCCACAACTACAGACTAGGGTTCTTAAGCCATACGAGCAGTATATTGCACAGGGTTATGAAAACGCTGGTGGATTCGTAGCATCTTCGGGTACAAACTCCAACGGAGATTTCTATATTGGTACTCAGATTATTCAAGCTGGTGGTTCAAGTACAGTATCACTAAACGTACCAAAAGTTCGCAAATCTTCAGAATCTAATTTCGTAGATATTGAAAACATTGAAAACAGAATTGCAAACTCTGTTGTTAACGTTACTGCGTCTTCATCTGCTGGCGGTAAAGCTCAACAAGCTATTAAGGCTTTATCTAATTTCTTCAACGCAGAAAAACTTAGCGTAAGTAATATTGCAACAATTAGTAACCTAGTTGTTCAACAAAAACTCTTCATTAATAATGCAAGTATTAATAACGCAGCATTTTACCCAGAAGGAACTACAAATGCATATGGATTTGTAAAAGCTGCAAAACCTGAAAAAACAGGATTTATTTCAACTGATACCAACGATAAACTATATGTTTCTCCAAAATATCTTGATGCATGGAGAGTAACCAGACAATTAGTTTCTGCATCTGCTGTTACTCTTGATAACAATAGAGTTTATATACAACCATCTTCTTTTGCTCTTGCAGATAGTTATGATCCTACAACTTCACGTTATGAAGCTATTTCTTTAACTGATATCGAAAGCAAAATTGCGAATAATCAAGAGATTAGACTATACTTAAAAGAAACTTCTGGACTACCTTCTTATGGAACTATTGACATTGAAATGTCATTATTAAAGGTAGATATAATTGATTATAGAATGAATCTTTCATCGAAACAGTTTTTAAATCCAAAACTTAATTTATCTTTAGATTATAACGAAATTGATTATACAGAAAATTATATTGTTCTCAATAAAATTCAAAACAATTTCCCAATCGTAGATTATATTAAGAGTTGCATTGGAACTTCTGGATATAATATTATTGTAAGAAGTATTTCGGGATTCTTGGATCAAGGTGAATTTGGAATTAATGCGAATGAAGGTGATATTAAACTACTCACTGCAAGACTATCTGCAAATGTTAATGCGGATAGTCTAGGATCTCCAAATATAGCTGATTCTTTAACTTATAAGAATATTAGTATCACTACTACAGCATCTGAGTGGGCAAAATGGCCTGATAGAGGAGCACTATCTTTAAGACAATATCCAAGAGGAACTTCTGCTTCAAATTATGCAATTTCTAGTTTTGTATATATTAAATCTACTACACAGGGAACATTTACTTTAATCAAAAAACTCGGTGACTCTAGAGGAGATTCAGGGTTTATTTATAGATCAGATTATGAAAATAATTATCCTGGAATTGATTCTAAGAATGTATTTTTTGCTGGATGTAGCACTGTAGTAACTTTCTCCGATAAGTGGGCTTCTGAAGGTCCATTTATCCCACCATTAGATCCAACTAAAGGTGCTGTTGAAGATGTAAATATTGAAGAAGCAACTTTATTTGAACTTCCAAGAAAATCTATTCCAATTGCTGCTGATATTGATAAAGATTATATTGATTCAAACTTGCCAAATCCATTTAGTTCAAAAGCTCTAGGCGTAAATATTCAAACTAGAACTGCTGTTAAAAAATTTGCACCACTAGCATTCTTCAATCAAGTTCAGCAATGGTGTGATACCAGTGGATTCAATCCTTCGGATGAAATTGAATTATTGATGAAACCAGGATATTACAAGTTAGATAGGTCCATTTTCCCATGCAAAATTAAAATTAATGGTTCTGGACTTACTAAGAGTTCTGTATTTGCTGGAAAAGAGCAAACTGGAATATCTGCAGGAAGAATGGGAGGATATCTTGAGGATTCTATTAAGAGAGGTGATAGTATTTACATGTATCGTTCTCCAGAGTTTTCAGATCAATGGGATAAAAGAGATGCAATTTATGTAAATATATCTGGGGGACTAACTTCTAAAGGTGGATTTAATTTAAATAATGTTCACTTCTTAGGATTAAATGAAGCTGTATCTAAAAATGAAATTCCAGATGCTCTATATTCTGAGGATACAAAAATTCAATCTGCAAGAAGACTTTTAAGAAAAGCTTATTATACCAAAAACTTTATCAAAAAATATTTTGATACTCTTACTGCTGATGGCGTATCTGGAGCATTGTCATTTACTGCTAATAGCACTATTGGCTCAGCAGATGAAAAAGCAGAAATTGAATTCACTGTAAATAGTGGTAACGTTATTAATTCTGATATTTCCAGTGTAGATTATGGTGAATTAAATCCAGCTGTTTCTACAAATTCTCGTTACTTAGTTATAAGACTTAAAGCTTCTAATTTTGCAGGATCAGTATCTGCTAGACGTAAATTTGCATGGGCCAGAAAATATATTATTCCAGGATCAACAATGTATTGGTTGAACACTGGAGAGAAAGTATCCAATGTAAGTGAATCAACTAAAGTACTAAGTGTAAGAAGACTCAATTTATCCAATTCTGCGACATGGACATCTAGCTCAACTGAAGAGATTCATCTGCTAGTATCCGTTTTTAGGTCAGGGGGTGCTAACAATGGCAATAGTGGAATCTACACAAATGACATTGAAGATTTAAATATTGGTACTTATTCAACTGGAGATAAGAAACTAGTATTCTTAAATGAAGATGGTGCAGAATTTACTACTCTTGTTTACAACTGGGCACTTAATCGCAGAAGAAACTTCCTACCAAAAGGATTTATGCATGAAGGTGGCTATCAGCCAGCCATTATAAAGAGAGTTACTGCTGCAGTAACTTTAGGAGCAGGAACTGCTGGAGTTACTATTGCCCTAGACAGTGTAGACTTACTCAAAGTTGGAGATAGAATCGTAGGTGCTGGAATTCAACCTGGAACAAGAATTGAATCTATTTCTAGTGGAACTAAGACTATTGTAACTTCTGATAATATTAGTGCATCTCTTGCAGTCAAAACTCCACTATCATTTACACAATTTGATGATTTTGGTGATGAAATACCAAAATATGATATTCCAGAAGTTTTTGGGATTACCAGATCAACAGATGATACATATATCTCAATAGTCATTGATAGAAATCCAAATGCATCTATTGATAGTTCAATTAATATGTATCCTTTTGGTGCAGGAAGTTTTGCAGATTATGAAAATGCTTTACTTCAATTTAAAACTTCCCACACATCAGTAACAACAGAATATAGTGCTGCAGAAGATTGTGCCGTTGCAATTCCAAGAGCTAGATCTTACTCCAAGAGGGTAAGTGGATATCAGGATCAAAGATTTGTTATTTTAGATATCAATCCAAATAGTATTGCAGATTTATCTTCTATAAATCCATCAAATCCTGTTAATTCATCCCCAGCTAGATATATAGATAATGCTGGAATTTCTGTTGATATTCTTAGAGATTTTGCTCTATATAATAGAAACACAATTTCTTTTGGTGGTGGATTTGGAACTGGATTTACTTCAAGTACTGTTGCATTTACATCCGCTGATGACACTACCGCAGAAATCAAGGCTAAACTGGATGCTGCTATTACAAATGGTGGACGTAAATATAATGCATTAGCACAAGTAACTTTAACTGCTCAATCTGGTGCTACTTTAGGATCTGGATTTAGAATATCTCCTATCATTAATACCGCTGGTGGGGCTGGAAATGTTACAGGATTTACTGTAAGTCCAATCTCTGGCCAATCTATTGTTGCACCAACTGGAAACTTTACAATTACTATTACAGATAGAAAGGGATACATTTTATCTCCAACTGGAAGAACTGTTGATATTAACAGTACAAGATTAGATGGTGAAGATTTTACTGCGGTAGCAAAGGCAAACCTATTTGCTTCAATTAGAGTTTCTGGAAATGGATCTGTAACTTTAGGATCTCCATATGTAGAAGATTATGGCCTAGATTCAAATGGCGACATTGATACAATCAATGCTAGAGGTAAAAAGATTTATTGTTCTTGGCCAAGTTCTTATAGAGCACTCAGAAGAAGATTCCCATCAGCACCAGGAACTAATATTAGTGCAGTAAATGGAAATTATCAAAGCAGTCTAATTAATGTAGATGCAATTCCAGGATCAAATTTCACTCTAAATCTAACAAATGTGACTATTGGTGCTCAATCCCCTGCAAGTGAATCTGCCAATACATTTGGTGGCGGTTATCGTGGAGGTCTTATCAGATGTAGGGGTTCCAAACTAACACTTGCGGGAACTAGATTTAGAGGAAATCTATCTCTAGACTGGACTGGACTATTGTGTGAAAGGGACTCTAGGGCAGGTGGATTATTCATTGCGGGACACTCTATTGAAATGTTCCAAATGGAAGATCAAAATTCCTTTGATAGAATTGGAGGATCTTCACCTGCTCAACGTATTACTACATCTAAAGAAGATGAAGAATTCTACAAGATTACAGAATTTGATCCACTTTCTAATGTATATCTAGAACCTGCAAAAGATCCATATGGCCAATTAAGTGATGGAGATCCTAGAACTTTTGAAATTTCAACATTCCAAGCTATTAGAAGACAAAATTTAGGATCTAGAGTTTTAACTGCATTTGATGGTAGTTCAGTTCAACCAGGAGAATTGCAAACTAAGATATCTCTATTTGAAAGATATCAATCTCCATATGGAATATATTATGATAATACTACAACCACAGATCCAGATTTAATAACTGAAGATACTAATGGAAATCAATATCTAGCACTTTCTGGTGGAACAAGAGCCACTGCAGTTAGATTAAGATGGAATAATACTACTACCACAATACAAAGAAACGCTGTAACTGACAATACTACTGTAACCTCTGGAACACTAGCAAATCTTCCAGGTAGAACATTAACATTCCTATACCCTGATACTGAAAGTGGCCAAGATTTGATCAATAACATTTTCTTTGGTGCCAATGCTACTAGAATTGTTAAACCAACAAATATTCAAACTACTTATGCAACGGTAACTAGGTTACAAACTTATGCAGAAACTAAATTTACTAAAGATGGAGTTCCATCTTCCACAGGAAAATATAGAATTGCAGTTATTACCTATTCTGGAACTATTCCAGCTGAAGTAACTGCAGCAAATGGATCATTTATACAATTTAATACCAAGTATCTAAATTCTCAAAGATATAATTACATTTCAACTATAACATCTAGATATCAAAAAACTGTTCTAAATGGTGCTTCTAAATTAATTCTTTCCAATGACGGTGGAGTTCCTACATATGCAAGTCATGCAGATCTTGATATTGAAGATGATGTGATGACTCCACAGCTTTCAAGATCAACTATATTAACTCTAAAAAATATCACTCAAACCACTGGAGTTACAGATGGTATGGTGAGAATGAGTACGAATTCTAGTGGAAGAATTACTTCCTTAGATATTATAACTTATGGCACTGGACACAAAGAAGGAGATAATTTTGCAATTTATAATGGAGTTACATTATTATCATCTGGGTTGACTATTAAAGCGAGAAGAAATCTAAGTGATATTGATATATCAATATTAGACGAAGGAGAATACATGGCAATTTTACCAAAAAATTGTTTTGTAGTTAATAGTATTAATCTACCATCTCCATCTTCCATAAAACAAAAATTAATTGAAGCTAGACTTATTTTCACTCCTGGAAGTTATATTTTCTACGCAAACAATTATTATAGAATTGGAAATACAGACTTAACCAATAAAAAACCTTATATTGGAGTTTATAAGTATGTTAACCCTATAAATCTTTCAGATCAACGTGCTGATATTGTTGTAATGCTTGAAGATCCAGAATATGCCCCAACATATGCTGCAAATACAAGATTTGATTTATTTAAATATGATAATATTTTAAATTACTGGCCAGATTCTGGAAGACTAGTGATTGGAAATCGTGAAACTTGTGAATTTACAAAAGTAGGAGATCCTACAACAAATACTGGTTATCAATTACAACTAACCAGAAGTATGACTAAGTATTGGCCACATTATATTCGTGACTGGGAAGGATTAGATCCCAATGATTCTACAGATGCTACTGTTACTTTTAATACACTAAATCCAACTGTTCTAAGACTTTCTGGGCCAGTAGATGTGACTTGTTATGGAATCAAGAGAATTCTACCATCTGATAATACTACTACCCAAACATTTGACTCTCAAACTGTTGCAGAATATGTGTGTCCAAGCGGAATGGTTTCTAATAAGGTTGCAAGAGTATCTATTCCTGCAGAAAATTTAGATGCAGATTTCCAAAAACTATCTATTGGACAAATTATTACAATTCCTTATAAAGATATTGCAGATACATATAATTGGTCTGGTTGTAGAATTACCGTTGGCGATGCACAATATAATGCAGGATCTTCAAATTCTACAAATAGAGCTGGAGATAGAGTAATTAGTGGAACTATTAGATCTACAACAACTTTTAACACAAGAAGTGATAGAACATTTAATATCTTTGGAACTTCTACTACAAATATTGCTCCATATGAGTTTATAAATCCAATGACAATGGGCAGAATGTCATCACCGAGAGGAGATACATTCTCAGTTGGACCTGCTGGATTTGGAAGCTACAATTATATGTGGACACCACTACATGAAACAGCACTTTCTGGTTCTACTAGTGTTAAAATTTCAGCTGCATTTATTAGATCAATAAGAAGATTGAATACTGATGGCCAATATACTGCTACTATTGAATCAATTAATAGTACAACGGATCCAACAGAAAGAATGATGACTGTAACTGCAGTTGCAAGTGGTGGATTATTCAAAGGTCAACCAATTAGAACTGGATCTCCTAGTGGACCTATAATTGGTTATGTTGTTGGATTTGAGGGTGATTTTATTAATGATGCTGGAACTTATGAAGATAATATTACATTAACTGGAAATGGTAACACTGGAGTATATAGAATTCAAATTGTAGATGGACAAACAATTCCTACAACATCTACAACATTCTATGGAACTAGATTAAGTGGTGGATTAGATTATCTAGTTTGGGCTAGAAATAATGGTGGTTGGAGCAGAACAGTAACTTCTGTTACTGTAGATCCTGTAACAAAAATTGCAACAATTAATTTAAATGCTGGATTAGCTACTCCATCTGGAGGAACTACTGGGACTACTCCAAGTATTAACGCAGGAGACTGGGTTCTTTGGTATTTCTATGGAACTAGTGATAATAATATAAGACTATTACTAGACAAACCATTGATGAAGAATATTCCAGAAGGAACTGTATTATCTATTTGCCCAACTAATGATTTGCGTGACGGCACATTTGGAGAAGCTGGAATTAGAGCTACAAATGGATTTATATTTAAGTCTAGAATTATTGATATTGAGAAATCTACCAATAAACTTAATTTATATCTAGCTGATGATTTTCCACAAGAAAAATGGTCAAATTCTGTTTCAAGAAGTTATGGATTACTTTATGTTAATCATGGTGGTTGGACTTATCCTAAGACTGGAGGTAGTTCATTCCGTGCAAACAATGCAGTACTAACTGCACCAGATGGTACTGGAATTGGAACTACTATCAAACTTCCAAATAGAAGTGGTAGAATTCAAGCTGGAGATACTTTATCATATACTTGGGAAGACGAGTTAGTTGTAGAATCTACTGCTCATGCAGGTGGAACTATTACTTCTTTAACAACTCAAAATTTTATTACCACTTTAAATGATCAAAGATATTATATTTTCCCTGGATATTTAATATATGATTCTGGTAATAATTTGATTGGAACAGTTAGTTCCGTTGCAGCAGATAGAATTAATTTAACTGCAAATTGCTTAGTTGCTACAACAAGTCTAAGTGGTTGGAAATTCACATCCACTGGAAGGATAGTTACATACTCATCACAAATAACTGGCATTACATCTTCATTAGATTCTAATGGTTACGCAACTATTACTATCAATGGATCCCTAAATCAAATTCTGCATACATCATTCCCAAATAAGAAACTCTGGTTAAGTATTGACGATATATTTGTAAGTCATAGAGAAGGAAACTTCACGTTTGATGGCCCAGTTGCTAGAAAATTCATCTATACTGATACTGGAGTTAAGTTAACTTTTGGTGATTATCGCATGTGGTATGAAAGATATCAAAATTATATTCGTGCAGGTGTAGAAGCTGGCGGTCAAGAAATTTCTGGAAGACAGGGTTGGGTTGGTAACTTTGGATTATCAACTAGCGGACAAAGAACTATTGGATTGGTAATGAATGGGGCTTCATCTGTACAATGGGGAAGACAATATAACAATTCTATGTGGCTTGCTGCGGTTCCAATTCATGCTAAGTGGGAAAGTATTGGATATAGTAACTATATGGTTTCTATTAATGACTCATCTACTATTGAAAATAATTATGCTCTATCGACCCTAACTTCTTATGATGGAGACGGAAGATTTAAGTTTAATGCATTGAATCACACAAGTTTAGGAACTGGTAGTATCTATGCTGGCCAAAATACTGGAGATTATAATTCTGGTGGCGGAGAGTCTTATGATACAAAGCAATATCAATTTGCATCTTCAATTAGACTCAAATATTCACTACAAGATGGTACAGTTTCTAGTTCTGGAACAGTTGCTGGAGGATCTGTTTCAAGACTTGCTGAACAATATATTGTTAATAGAATAATTCATTACAAACCATCATTAGATGTGACTGTATCAAGAATCTCCCAAACACTTCCAATATCAATTACTACCAATACTGCTACATTAAGTGGCACTAACATTGGAAACATTCTTCTTCCTGGCGATGTTGTTTACAGTGAGCCTACTCCTTCTGCATCCAATAGAATTGGTACTGTTATGGAAGTAGCTTCAGATAATAATTCCGTGACTCTATCAAAAGAATATACTGGAACTACTATAACTGGTGATACTTCATGGAGTTATATTTCTCCAAGAGTAAAACATTCAGGAACTTCTAATGCACCTTCAAATGCATTAGTATTCTCTGGTGGGGGAGATACAGGTACTACAGATATTAATGATATTGGAACTAGAGGATTTAATGTTTCCGCAACTTCTGCCCCTGGTTACAATAGATATAACTTCAGATTCAATATTAATAGAAGAACATTCAATCAAACCGTCCTTCTAAATACTTATGATCAATTCCTGCCAACAAGAACTATTGCTGATGCAAGTAAAGTGATTGATATATCTATCGGAGATCTACCAGTTTATAGATCTCCTCTGATGAACGTTGAAGTTACTAGATTAAATTCTAAGACTCATATTGAACAATCAATTTCTGTTGTGGGATCACAAGCAAACATTTAATTATTAAATTGGAGAAATTTATGGCTTATTTTTTAACTGATGAACAAGAGTACGAGTTGAATGTATTTTTAGATGAAGAAAACAGGAACATCTGTGAACAACAATTAGAATCTGAAGATGTTCCTGAAGAATTGAAGCAAATTATTAGATCTACGATTGATGCTGGTAGTCCAATTCCAGCCTTCAATCCGATACATGGATATTATAGTGTTTCATTTACTCCATGTGAAGAAGGTAATAGAATTTACGTTCATCATCATCTATCAAATAAATCCAAAGCTCTTCATGATCCATCGAAAGTAAATGATGAAATTGAAGAACATTTTGGTGATGTAAAGGAATCTATAGATTCTGAAGTATATGAAGATACAAATGATGAAAATATTATTACTGATATATTGGAATTGGAAGAAAAATTATATACAGATCCTGAATCACTTACTAAAGAAGAGATTGAATCTTTAGTTGGCCCACCACCAGTAGAAACGATCTAATTTATATTAATAAATACATAGAGGGATATATATCCCTCTATTTTTTTAGGTATATACCATTGGAGATCTTCGCCATATGGCAACAAATATTAAATTAAAATCCAGTGCTTTAGCTGGAAAAATTCCAACACTTTCAGACTTATCTTTAAGAGAACTTGCAGTTAATACTACTGATGGTAAACTGTTCCTTAGAAAAGGTACTGGAAGTGGTACGGATACAATTGTAGATCTTACTGATCATGGTACATTAAATGGTCTTGCAGATGATGACCATTTACAGTATTTGCATGTATCAAATAACAGAACTAGTGTAACTGCAGATATCAGTACTAGTGGCACGTTAACCATTAGTAATACTAGCAACACTGCACTGACTGTGGCTGGTAATGTTGGAATTGGTGCTACAGCCCCATCAGAAAAGTTAGATGTAAATGGAAAAATTAAAACAAATGATTCGGTTCTTATAAGTGATTCTCAAATAAAAACCACTACAACAACAAGAACCGCATCTACTGCACAGTTTACTGCAGATACGTTCTCTAGTACAGCTTATAGATCAACTAAATACTTAGTAGAGGTAAGACAAACATCCACTTCTAATTTCTATACATCTGAAATATTACTAATGCATGATGGAACAGAAGTTTATTTAACTGAATATGGAACATTAAAAACTTCTAGTTCACCTGTTTCTTCAATTGATGCTGATATAAATTCTGGGAATGTTAGATTATTAATTACTCCATTCGTATCGAATACGATTACAAAAATTTCTAGAATTTCATTAACAGCATAGGAGATTAACTAAATGGCTACCACTAAAGCTTTAGACACTAAGTATGGCATAAGCGTAAATAGTAACGACTTTGTTGATAGTTCAAGAAATATTACTTCTACAACTATTAACAAAGTTACTATTACTGCTCCTGCAGCGAGTGCAACACTTACTATTGCTAATGGTAAGACTTTAACAGTATCAAATACATTAACATTTACTGGAACAGATGCATCTTCAGTTGCATTTGGTGCTGGAGGTACAGTTGCATATACTGGTGGAAATCTTAGTCAATTTGCTGCCACAACATCTTCTCAGTTAGCAGGTGTCATTAGTGATGAGACTGGTTCTGGTGCTCTAGTATTTGCAACTTCGCCAACTCTAGTTACACCTACTTTGGGAGTAGCAACTGCTACTAGCATTAACAAAGTTACTATTACTGCTCCTGCTACTAGTTCTACATTAACCATTGCTGATGGTAAGACTTTAACAGTATCCAATACTCTGACATTTACTGGAACAGATGCATCTTCAGTTGCATTTGGTGCTGGAGGTACAGTTGCATATACTGGTGGAAATCTTAGTCAGTTTGCAGCTACTACTTCTTCACAATTAGCTGGTGTTATTTCAGATGAGACTGGTTCTGGTGCTCTAGTATTTGGTACATCACCAGCATTCACTACAAGTGTAACAACTGGTTCTGCATCGTTTGATGTATTCAATACAACAGCAACTACAGTTAATGCTTTTGGTGCTGCTACAGCATTAGCTTTAGGTGCTACTAGTGGAACTACTACGGTTAGAAATAATTTAGTTGTCGCTGGAAATCTTCAAGTAGATGGCACAACTACTATTGTAAATTCTACCGTAACATCTCTTGATGATCCTATTCTTGTGTTGGGTGGTGATACTGCAACTGCAGAAACAACTAGAGATAGAGGTATAGAATTTAAGTGGGGTGGTGCAACAGCTACAGTAACTAGTTATACTGGTAATGGTACAACAACTGTTACTGCTGCTGGTGGCGCTGGATTAACAACTGGATGGGTTGCTGGTGATATTATTACTATTTCTGGTGCTACAGGAACAGAACAAGCTAAATTGAATGGTACTTGGACTATTGCATCAGTTCCAAGTGGGACTTCATTTACATTTGTAGTTTCTTCTACAGTTGCTGCAGGAGCACTATCAACTAACCTAGGAACTACTGTAAGATCTAGAAATGGATTCTTTGGTTTAGATCAATCTACACAAAGATTTACATTTATTCCACAAGCATCCAATTCTTCCGAAGCATTTTCTGGAACTGTAGGCGATATAGAAATTGGAGATTTATATGTAACTGGAGGAGATATTTTCTCAGGTGCTGCTGTTGCATCTACATTATTCTCCACCACAACTACAGGTAATGTTTCCCTTGCAAATGGATTAACAACTGGAACTTTAACATTAGGTTCTGCTAATGGTTCTGGAACTATTGCTATTGGTAATACAGGTACTGCTGCTGCACAAGCAGTTAACATTGCAACCGCAACTACAGGAACTATTACAATTGGTGGTACTGGTGCAACTGCAGTTCAACTACCAACTGGCAAAACTAAAATTGGCACATCTTTTCTTGCTGAAGGTTCTGCATTTACATATAGTTTGCCAACTCATACTGCAAATGCTACCATAGCAATTACTGCAAACAAACTGTCTGCTTTTGCTGCCACAACTTCTGCTGAACTTGCTGGTGTTATTTCTGACGAAACTGGAAGTGGTGTTCTAGTATTTGGTACATCACCAGCATTCACTACAAGTGTAACAACTGGATCTGCATCGTTTGATGTATTTAATACCAACGCAACCACTGTAAACTTTGCAGGTGCTGCTACAACATTAACTCTTGCTAACACTGGTACTGGTGCAAGAACAATAAACGTTGCAACTGCAGCTACAGGTGGCGCATCAACGCTAACATTTGGTGGAGCAGTAAGTGGTAACACATTAAAAGTTGCTAGTACTGCTGCAGGGTCAATTAGTTTGACCACTGATGTAACTACAGGAATCGCAAATATCTTTACTTCAGTTACAGGAACTGTAAATATTGGCGGAGTAAATTCCAATGTTTATCTAGGAACTCAAACTGCATTATCAGGAAATACTGCAACTGTAGCTACCATTTCTCAGACTGCAGTTGATACGTTTTCCGCAACAACATTCAGAAGTTGCGAATATCTTGTTCAAATTGCACAGGGATCTGCATATCAAATTAGTAAAATTTTATTAGTTCATGATGGAAGTACTGCATATATAACAGAGTATGGAACAATTACTTCTGGAAGTATTTTAGGAACTCTTGATGCAGATGTTACTGGTGGAAATGTTAGATTACTAGTAACTATGGGATCTGCAACTTCATCATCCGTAAAAACATATAAAACTGCTATTGTTGTATAACCGAGGTATTTTAAATGGCAACTAAAAGAGATTTTGTAATTAATTACGGTCTTCAAACTGATAAAACTGGAGCTACTAGCAATACTTTAGTAGTAGATTCTATTAATGATCGAGTTGGAATCGGTACTGGAGCATTATCAATACAAGATAAATTAGACGTAGTTGGAAATGCAACTGCATCTACGTTAAGTGTTGGAAGAAGATCAATTGCAGTATCATATAATTGTATTTCTGAGACTGAAAGTGGTGTGATGGGGATCTACGGGCATAATGCCCGTTCAAGTACGTCAGTAAATAACCAAGTTATAGCAAATAATAATGCTTGGCATGGACATTTCATGAGAATGTATTATAATCATGGTATTGCATTCCATACTACTTCCACAACCGTAAGTAGTGGTAATATTTTATACGATCAAGTTACTCCTGCTAACCAAGTAGCATCTGCTGGAGAAAGACTTAGAATTGCTCCAAGTGGAAATATTGGAGTCAACTCAACTGCACCAAATTATACATTAGATGTTAATGGAGATGTAAGAGTAACTTCCACAAACAAAATGAGATTTGGTGGAACATCAGGAACTACTAACTTCTATATACAGTACAACTCAACCGCAAATAGTTTAGATTTTGTAGCAGGATAATATTATGGGTGTTGTAGGAAGATTAGATCAATATGCATCAATGCTTGTAACAGAGTTTGATGAGACTACAGCAAATAATCCAAGCATAACTGGACTTGGAACTTATTATGCATCAGAGTTTTCTGAGAATGTAGGAATCGCAACAACACTCGCTGCAAATGTCTTTGCTCCTTATGATCCTGTGTATGATGAGTTTGGTGGAACTTTATTTGGTGCAGGGCAAGGAAGATATATGAGACAAAATACTGATAAGTCGGTAATTGTTTATAATGAGATTGATGAAATTACTGACTTTAGAGATATTGTAAGAAGTGGATTGGTTTTAGATTTAGATGCTGGAATGGCATTATCTTATCCTGGATATGGAGATACTATTTTTAATTTAGTACCACAAACTTCATATCCTTCAATTAGTTTATTTGGTGATCCTTTATATGGTAATATCACTAATGGTGTTGTAAATATTAGTGGAGCTGGAAATAGTACATCAAGTGGTATGATATTAAGAGGTCTAGGAAATTTAGCTTCTACTATAAACAGTAATTTTACAACTATTGGATGGTTATATAGAACTGTTGATAGAGCTGATGAAGTTATGTCATATCGAGAAGGATCTTATAGATGTGCATTTACTGTAAATAACAGTTTAATGTATTTTGTTCAACGAGAAACATTTGATCCATTTACTAGTAATAGTACATCGGTAGTAATATCAACTAGTTTAAATACTTGGTATTGTTATGCACTAACAAGATCTGCAAATTCTTGGAGTTTTTATTTAAATGGTTCTTTAATTGGAACTAATACTTTTACTATGACGCAAACTATTTCAAGTGGAGCATTTCATGTTGGATATGCATATACAGACGATGATTTTCTTTCTAATGGAATGAATGGTTCTGTTGGTCCTATAATGCATTATACCAGAGCACTTACTCAATCAGAAATCACTCAGAACTTTAATGCTCTAAGACATAGGTTTGGATTATAACTAATTGATAAATAGTTCAAATAAATGCGATATCTTTACTGATGGCAAGAAAAGTACTACTTGAAGCGGGATATAGTTTTACTCCTTCTACTGGAACTATTGTTTTCAATAAATCAATTCCTAGAGAAAGATTAATTTTAATCACCAATGTAACTACCAATACAGTAATTTATAATTTTTCAGATGCAAATTTAAGAGCTACTTCATATACAATAAATGCATCTAATTATCAACAAGGTGCTACTGTAAATTTTAATACTAAGGTTGTAACTGGTGTTAAAGATACAACTACTGTTGTATTAAATTATAATACATCTGGTATGAGTAGTACTGATAAACTTCAAATTGTTGTTGATGAATATGAAGAAAAATTTGCACCATCAGAAACATTTCAAGATCCAGTATCAAAACTAAGAATTTCTCAACCACAATCTCTAATTGATACTGACTTTGAATATTCTGTACAACCTTCAAAATGGGAATCACTTTCTTTAGTTCAGAACTATCCATCTTTTTATGCTAAGGGAACTGGTGCAGTAGCCTTTGAAGTTACTGGTCTAACTGGAGGAAATCAAACACCTAGATCAACAATTACAGCAACTACTTCAGTGGCACATGGCCTTGTTGTTGGAGACATTATCAATATTGTAGATTCAACAAACGCAGCCTCAAATGGAACATTTTTAATTGAATCGGTCCCAACAACTACAACATTGACTTATTTTGCAAAAGGTCAAGTTAATGGTTCTGTTTTAGATACTGGATATACAACTGTAACTGGAGGAGGAATTTTCCCATCGGCAAGAATTCCACTCGCAGTTTCTGCGAGTGCTATGACTTATTCAGGCACTACAATAACAGTAACAACTACAAATCCCCATGGGCTATACCCAGGAACTCCTATTCTTGTTTCTGGAGTTACTGCTACAACAAATGCTCCCAATGGAGCATGGGTAATTAGTAGAGTTGCAACTCCAACTACTTTTGAATTTGTAGTTGCAGCTGCACCAACAGGAACTCTTGCATCTGGAACAAACTTTCAGAATTGCCTATTGTATACAAGACCAGAAAGTTATCAACAACATAGAGCAACTGACGGTGGTGTTCTTATTACTACTGGAAATAACGTAACTGGAGTTCAACAAATTAGACAAACTAGAAGATATTTTAGATATCAATCTGGTAAAGGAATGCAGTTTTCAACTGGAGCAAAATTAACTCCAACATATGATATATCTACCATTTCTGCTTCAGGAACAACTGTAACAGTAACCACAATTCAAGATCACAACCTTCAAGCAGGAGTTACAGTTTTAATAGAAGGTGTTGAATCTTCATCTGGATCTGTAGATAGTGCTTTATATAATGGATCCAGGACTATTGCTACAGTAACAGGATTAAAAACTTTTACTTATACTACAACAGGAACTCCAGCAGATTTAGCTCCAGGAGGATCCAATGTTTTTGCAACTGCTATTGGATGGAAAGGTGCTTCTGTAAGAACTGGTTTATTTGACGAGCAAAATGGATTTTTCTTTGAGTATGATGGTTTAACTTTATATGCTTGTAGGAGAGATTCTGTTAAAGAATTATTTGGAACTGTAACAGTTACAAATAATAGCGGTTTGGTAACAGGATCAAGTACACAATTTAGAAAACAGCTCGTTGTAGGAGATAGAATTGTAATTAAAGGACAAACTTATGAAATTTCTCAAATAGATTCAGATACTCAATTAAGAATCAATCCAAATTATATTGGAATTACAAGAAGTGGTAATAGATATTTAAAAACACAAAATTATCGTGTTCCACAATCTCAATGGAACATGGACAAGATGGATGGAACTGGACCATCTGGATATAACTTAGATATTTCTAAGATGCAGATGGCATACATTGATTATACTTGGTATGGTGCTGGATATATTCGTTTTGGCTTCCGTGCAGTAAATGGTGAGATTGTTTATTGCCATAAGATGCCAAATAATAACGTAAATACCTCAGCATATATGCGTTCTGGTAACTTGCCAGGTAGATTTGAAGCTATTAATTTTGGACCTTATAGTAAATTAGTTGCTGGCGCTACTGCAACCAGAGGAAGTAACTTGACTTCTACTGATACTACTTTACATATAGAGGATGCGGTAGGATGGCCTACTTCTGGATTTGTAATGATTCAAAATGGAATTAATGAAGAGCTTATTCAATATACTGGAATTGGTGCATATAATACAACAGTTCGTGGTTATCCTCTCACAGGATTGACAAGAAGAACAAGTTATACAATAGCTGGCATTAATCCATCTGGAACATTTAGTGCCACTGCATATACTTTAGCAGGAACAACTAGTTCTGTCACTTTTTCCCCAGATACAACTATTGGTGGATCGGGAACTACTCAGGTATCAGTTCAATTCTTACACTGCACATGTGCGCCTGTCGTAAGTCATTGGGGGGTTTCTGTAATTATGGATGGTCGATATGATGATGATAAGTCTATTATCTTTACTGCTGGTATGAACAGATATCTTAGTATTGCAGCTGGAGAACAAAGGCCAGTTATAGCAATTCGTATTGCTCCTTCCGTTGATTCTGGTATTGGTAAAAATTTCGGCATTCGTGAAATCATTAATAGAATGCAATTAACTTTATCAAGTTTGGGAATTTATTCTCAAGGACAATTTCTCATTGAAGGAATTTTAAATCCACAAACAATGACTGGTGGAGGTTTAACTTTCCCAACTGATTGGCAAAATGTGCCTGTAGGATCTGGATCATTGGCACAAGTAGTTTATTTTAATAACACTGCAGTTTATAATGCCACAGCTTCGGCTGCAAATGGGACATTTACTGGAGGTGATAGAATTTTTGCAGCTTATACAGAAAACTCTGGCGGAACTAATTTTAGTGCTACTAGAATTGAATTGAATAATGTAAGAGATCTTGGAACATCTATTTTGAGTGGAAATGGTCTTGCAGGAAATATAAATCCTGGCTATCCAGTTGGACCAGATATTTTATTAGTATCTGCGAGAAATTTAGCAGCTACAGGAACAGCAAACATCGCATGTCGTATTTCTTGGACGGAGGCTCAGGCGTAAACTATGGCTAAACTTAAATCAGGTACTAGAATATACGGAAGTGCTACAGTTGATACCAATTTAACTGTTTCTGGAGATGGATTTTTCTCTAATATAGCTTTGTTTGATGATAATGTTCCATCACATTATCTAACAATAACAAATAGTGCTAACTTAACTGCAACAAGAACTTTAAGCGTAAATGTAAACGACGCTGATAGAACTATTTCACTAAGCGGTAACTTAACTTTAGCAAATAGTTTAACAACTTCTGGCAACTTTGCAGTTACATTTACTGCCACTGGAGCTACAACTTTAACATTACCAACTACAGGAACTCTTGCAACTTTAGCAGATATAACTGCATCAGTTGGATTATCTGCGTCAACAACTTCTACTCAGTCTGGATACTTTGGAGATATTTTCTTATTTGATGATTCTACTCCATCTCATTATTTACAAATAACAAACAGTGCCAATTTAACTGCTGCTAGAAGTTTAAGTGTAAATGTAAATGATGCCAACAGAACAGTATCATTAAGTGGAGATTTAACTATTTCTTCTACTGCAACAGTTTCTGGAACTAATACTGGAGACCAAACTATCACACTCACGGGTGATGTAACAGGCACTGGTACTGGATCTTTTGGTACCACTCTCGCCAACAGTGGTGTAACTGCTGGCACTTATAATGACTCAGCAACTGCGGTAAGACCATTTACAGTTGATGCTAAGGGACGTATCACGAGCATAGGCACCGCTGTGACTACCACTCCAGCTTTTAGCTCTATTACTTCAAAACCCACTACTTTAAGTGGCTATGGGATCACCGACGCCCTGTCTAGACTCGTCGTGACAACAGCTGTGGGTGGTATAGCAGCTGCGGATGGGCCGAATACTTGGGCGAAGATCGCAACATTCTCCACAGGCACGAACCAGTTTGCCGACTGCACGTTGATTCTCGGGATATCCAGTAGTGTTTCCACGCTTCACGACACGGCCATCGTGTCCGTGTACTTCCGCTCCAACGTCACAAATGAAAACCCGACAGTCGATGTAGAGATTCTCTCAAAGGGAGGAAATACCTCAGGACATATCGTTAACGACTCGTTCAAGATGATATCTGGCGCCTGGTCCACAAATATGGAACTGTGGATGAAGAAGGCCCAAGCATACGGTCAGTTCAACATATTCGAGTTATCTAGAAGGTTCCAAGGTGGCACGCTCACTTACCACGACGCAGCGTCGTGGCAGGCTGCAACACCCACTGGAGCCACTAATAACGTCTCCAGCGACGGCGTAACATCGGGTCTGAAGCTTACTGCAAACTCACGTTCCTCCGCAGCGGACTGGGTGATTACTGGCAATAGCATAGGTGTTGCTAATGCCTCAGGTCTGTACCAAGACTCATCCAATAACATGCAGTTTGCTGCAAGAGATGGTTCTGGAACTTTAAGATTAGTTTTAGATTCAAATAACACTTCAGGTTCTTATTTAAACACAACTGCTGGATTTGCAATTGGAAGCAATTCAACAACTCCTGGATATACTACATTAGCAACTAATCTTAGATTAGGTGTTAGCACAAAGACAGGAACTTATTCAAACTCTGCTGGTGGAACAGTTATTACTATAACTTGCACTAACCATGGACTGACAACTGGAGATTCAGTTTATATTGATTATACTTCTGGAACTGCAGGGGATTCATATTACAACCAAGTAACAGTAACAAACTCAAGTACATTCACTGTAACTGGCGGTGTTATTGCTGCAGCCAACTCTGCTCAATCTTGCACTATTTACCTAGAAACACAAATTAGATTCCCTGGGGCATTTGGAGATGGTGGTAATACTTTTGATCACACAGTAATTTCGGAAAGACTTTATGGTGCTGGTGATGATTCTGAATTACTTATATACAAAGGTAATGATGGTGGAACATCTATTCAAGACAATATAAGACTTGCTGCTACCGGCGATATTTATTTTCATAGCGGTACTGGAACGGGTGTGTATAGTGGTTTTATCAATTCCTTTGGAAATTCTTTAGCATCATCAACAGTTTCCATTCTTGCTTCTGGTAATGTTGGAGTTGGCACAGTTAATCCAGGTGCAAAACTTGAAGTTTTTGGTACGTCAAGATTTGGCGGAACTACAAGTGCTGGAAGAAGAGCAGATATAGCAACTGATGGTATTTTAACTCTTGCGTATGGAAATAATACAAATACTTCTAACTTAATTCTTCAAAATATTTCTGATGTTACTTCTACAACGAATCATGGAAATAGTATTTTATGGCAATTTGGAACTAATACTACAACAACTGCAATTAGTGCTGGAAGAATTAATATTCTTAAAGAACAACAGTGGACTACTACTGCTTCTACACAAGATTCATATTTTTCAGTTGACCTTGCAGTTGATGGAACTTTAACTGAAAGATTAAAAGTTACTTCTGCTGGTAATCTTACAGCTAATGGAAGCGTTACTGCAAGTAATGATGTAAGCCTTGGAGGAGAACTTAATTTTTCTAATGCAAACAATAAATATATTGATTTTTATACTACAGATGATGTAACTAATTACACTGCACATTTAAGACTTGTTAATAATGCCTCAAGTTCATTCCATCTCGGAATGACTATGGCAAGAGCTGGTGCAGTTACATTATATCATAATAATAGTGCTAAACTTGCAACCTCTGCTGATGGAGCTTCTGTAACTGGAAATCTCACTGTAAGTGGAAACCTTACAATAAATGGAACAACTACTACAATAAATTCTAATGTAACTACTTTAGATGATCCTATTATTACTTTAGGTGGTGATACTTCTGTTGCTGAAACTACTAAAGATAGAGGTATAGAATTTAAGTGGGGTGGCGTTGCCATAAGTGTCTCAAACTATGTTGGTGTTGGAACGGCCCTTGTAACTGCTAACGTTGCCTCGACCACTGGTTATGCGACTGGGGACATTATTACAATTTCTGGAGCAACTGGCACCGAGCAGGCTAAGCTTAACGGTACCTGGATCATATCTGTGCTGAATGGTACTCAGTTCTCCTTCTCCATATTCCCCGCAATTCTAACCACGGGAACGTACTCAACAACTATAGGTACTACTGTAAAATCAAATAATGGTTTCTTCGGGTTCGATCAGTCCGCTCAACGATTGACCTTTATCCCAAGGGCAGATGCAGTCAATGAAGTTTACGCTGGTACGAGAGGTGACTTTGAGATAGGAAATATTATTGCTTCAGGTGCTCTGACGGGTTCTGTCCGTCCAAGAACTGCCGTTACGTCTTACAGAGACCACTCTGTTGGAGCTTTTGACGATGCTCCGATTTACTCCAGAGCAAGTACAGAGGATAACTGGATATACTGCGATACAGCAAATGCACAGTGGGGAATCTATCATAGAAATATAGATAGCACACTTGTTGTCTCCGGTCAACCAGATCTTCCACAGAACTCTATTGCCTTTATCGGGGGTAATAATCTCACTGCGTATGTAAACTTAGCTAATGGAAATGTTTATTGTGGAGATATAATCGCTTCTGGAGGAGATATCACTACCGGGGCCGCAGTTGCTAGTAATTTATTTGGTACTACTACAACGGCAGCCATTGAAATTGGCGGAGCACTAACCACAGGAACTATAAGAATAGGTTCTACTACTGGCTCAGGAGCGATTAATATTGGTAATACAGGTACTGCAGCAGCACAAGCAGTTAATATTGCAACTGCAACTACTGGTACTATTACAATTGGTGGTGCTACTTCACTAGTAAATATTGCAACTGGTTCTGCAACGGGAACTGTACAAATTGGAACTACCACTGCAGCAGCACAACAAATTATTATTGGATCTGGAACTACGAGTACTATATCTATTGGTGGTACTGGTTCTCCAGTAAATATCGCAACTGGTGCTTCGACGGGAGCCATACAGATCGGAAGTACCACAGCATCTGCTCAGAACATTACAATTGGTGGAACTACAACGGGAACTATTAATATAGGCTCAGTATCTGGTGCGAACACTATCAACGTAGGAAGTACAAGTTCCACTGCAGTTAATCTACCAACAGGTAAAACAAAAGTTGGTCAGACATTCCTACTGCAAGGTGGTGCTGTAAATATCACGCTACCTACTGCTGCTGGTACTTTAGTTGGTTCTGGAGATACTACTTTACCGTCATCTATTACAGCTTCTTCACTGACTTCTGTAGGAACTTTAACTGGATTAACTGTAACTGGTACTGGAACTAATGCTATTTCATTAACTACAGGAACAACTGGCGTATTAACTCTAGATTCTGGTTCAACTGGAGGTATTAACATTGGCACTAATACCAACGCTAAAACTATTACTATTGGTAACGCTACTGGTGCTACGTCAGTGGTCTTAAATTGTGGTACTGGCGCTTTAAACATCGGTTCTAATGCAATTGCTAGAACCATAACAGTTGGAAACTCCACTGGTGCATCTACTCTTGCCCTAAATGCTGGTACTGGTTTTATTAGATTTAATACACATATTGCAGATTCAAATGGTAATGAATTAATTAAGTTCCCTACTGCAGTTGCTTCTGCTGTAAATGAAATTACTATATCAAATGCGCCGACTGGCATTGATCCTATTATTGAAGCTTCAGGATCAAATACCGATGTCGGTTTAGGTATTTATCCCAAGGGGACAGGGTATCTTTATTTGGGGAAAAACTCTGTAGGATCACCTTTACTAACAGTAACTCAAACCCAGTTTCAATCAGTTGCCTCTACAAATCTATTTCAGGGGTCTGTTGACGTAAATGGCACTCTAAGTGTATCAGACCCATCTGCAACGCAGTCAAGAATTAATCATCTTAATAATGTAGATACAATCGTAATTGATAACGGAAATAATACTTATACCTACAAAGTTGCCCCAAATGGGAGTTCCACAGATAGTTATTTTGCAGTTACAGGAATTCCTGGACCAGTATCTCCCTCTATAGCCACAGTTGTTGTTGGATCTACATTTAATCCCACAAATATTAGATCTACAGAAAATTATATTAACAATCCAGTTGTAATAGGAAGAACTGATCTAGCTTTAACTGGACCAGTTACGGCATTTAACACAACTCCTACAGTCGCAGGACTTGGATATAGAGATGGCGTAAACACATTTTTAACAACATCTGCTGAGAGTGGTTTTCTAGCTAGAGTTACTTTACTAGTTGGAGGTGGAATTATAAGATCTGTAGTATCAACCCCACTTAGAGAAGGTGCCGCATATCGTGAATCTGAAGTACTATCAGTTAATACTCCAGAATCAATTGTTGGTATAACTAGTGCCACTGGAAGTGGATCAAATGCGACTGTTAATTTCTTACGAGTCACTCCTATTGATTGTACTTCTAGTGGAAGTGGAACCGCTGTAACTTTAACTTTTGCAGTACAACAAACATATGCACCATATCCAGTTGGGTCTACAATCACAGTAACTGGATTGAGTGTTGCAGGTCATAATGGAACATTTACCGTCACTGGTTGTACTACTACTACTGTTACATACACCAACGCAACTACTGGATCAGGAACAGGAGGAACTGTTTCAATTCACCCATTCACTACAGCTCATAGAGTAACTATTACTCTTGTTACTCCAACAAATTACAACGCAACTAATGTTGCTGTCATAAGTTCTACAGCTACATCTGTTACTTATGCATTCCCAGGAGCTGCCACAACTACTCCAGGAACCACAGGTACACTAGCTCAAGGAACTACAGTTACAACCACAGGACAAGTTACTGTGTCCACTGTAAGAAAAGCGGGACTTTCTATATTAAATAGCTCTTTAAACACCATAAGACTTGAAGCGACAGAAACAACATCAACAAATTCGTCTACTATTCTTGGAAATATAGTATTCTCAGCTAAAGACCTTAATTCAGGAGGTTATGGAGATAAAGTTCAACTTCGTGGAGTAGCAGAAGGAACCAATGCAGGAGGAAGATTAGAAGTATGGACCTCGCAAAACGGACAAGAACCTATTTTAGGATTTGCTTTTACTGGAACTAATGAGTTTAAACTCTATAACAGTACTGGAACTTTTAGTCATACATTTACAAACAGTCCGACTGGCAATAGAATTCTTACGATCCCCGACGTTACGACAACCCTAGTTGGAACAGACGCAACTCAGACTTTATCAAATAAAACCTACCTAATCCCATTTACTCAAGGTGCTGGAACATATTTAACAGCTACACAAGAAACAACAAATCAACCATTATTCCCTGCTCCTGGAGATACTATTATTTTAGCTGCTGGTGTATATGAAGTTAAAATGCTTGTTTTCGTGACTAGAGGTGCAACTTCTATTACTGCATCACAACTAAGAATAAACCTTCTTGGAGCTGGCAATGCAGCAGGAACATTTACTGGAATTGCTATTGGATTCAATGCTGGCACTGGTGCATCAACTGCGTATCATTTTTCTGCTATTAATATCACCACAAACAATACAGTAGCGCCTTCTATCACAACTGCAGCAGGTAGTTATCAAGCTGAAATTTCTGGAATAATTAAAATTACCACAGCGGGAACATTTATTCCTGCATATGGATTAACAGCAGTATTAAATAATGCAACTACACCAACAACATGTAGTGCAACAAACTACATGAGACTTCTTCCAATCAGTACATCTGGAACTACTACAGTTCAGGGTGGATGGAGCTAATTTAATATAGTAGTTAGATACTTAAAGTATTAATTCTGAACCCTGACAGAGTTATTATAGCAGGTTCGGCTACCCTTGTCAACCCCCTTGACAAACCCGCATAAATATGTTACGATTACCACATTACACTATTTTAGGTAAGAACAATGACAATGACTCCTGAACAACTTCTAGAAAATTTCAAGTCCCAACAACAAGCTGTTGGTGAAGAAATTCGTAAGGCCGAGATGGAACTTGCACAAAAGAAAGAACTATTTGTAAAACTTCAAGGTGCTATTGAAGGGTTTACACTTCTAACTGGAGAAACAGAAGAGCCAGAAGTTTCTCCAACGGAAGTAGTTGAAGAATGAAATGTCTAATTCAAATCAAATAAAAAATGAATTAATGGGAAGATTAAAAAATCTTTCTGAAACAATTACTGATTCTCTTGGTGAAATATCCAAGGGAAATTCAGTTTTTGTTGAATCTTCTATTCAAGAATCTAGAATGAATACTTGTAAATCCTGTGAATATTTTAATGCAAAAACAACTCAATGTCGTCATTGTGGTTGTTTCATGAGTGCAAAAACCAGACTAAAATCTGGTTCTTGTCCTGTTGGAAAATGGAGTAAATCATCATGAACAAATACAAAATTCTAGATACAATTTTAAAAGAACGTTGTGACCGATTTCAAGAATTAATTGAAGAAGGTCGATATGAAGATGCACTTTCAATTGGTGAGGAATTTGACGAATGGATCTCAGTGTGTCAGAGTTGGCCAATAAAGTAGAAATACTTGAGGAACAACTGAAAGAACAACAAGTTCTTTTAAATAATCTTATATTAATGATTCATCTTGCAGACACTGATTTAAAAAATCAATTGCATTTATTGGACTCATAAGTTTTCCTGATTACCGAACCCCTTGACAGATGGACAAAACTCCTATATATTATTACATGTTCGACAGGGATTCAATCATGGCTTATCTAAGTTACCGAGGGTCGATCTTTGACCAAATTCGAGATGACATCAAACTTGATAGCATCTATCGCAAAAAGAGACTTGACAAGTATGAGGATGAGTCCTATGATGATTACGCTACAGACTACGATTACGATTACACTTTCGATTACGCAGACTAATTACTAACTATGGGACGCACATTTCGTAAAGGAAACAAATCTCAAACTGGCAATCTCTCTGAGCTTCGCCAGAATGCATCACTTCAAGATCTTGAATATGATGAAGGATTCCAGAATTACAAAATTTCTGGAAAGAAGCGTTGGAATCGTAATGAATCCACGTTCCGAGATTATGACGATTACGAGTATTGATCTTTCCAGGGGAACTTAATCAGTTCCCTTTTCTACTATGACACACTATGACAAGCTGATTGACACTATTAAAGACCATTTGTATGGTTACTATTCTCATGGTATAAACCAGGATGGTTGGGATGAATCGGATGCAAATGAATCTGCACAACTAATTCTTCAAGCAGTAGAAGAGTTTCAATCTACTCGTACTAAACTTACACAATGGAGGGCCAGTGACTGAATTTACACTAGAACAAAAGAAGATTATCTTTAACGCTGTACGGTACTATCAAATGAATAAAGTACCACTTAATGGTAAAGAGTATGGTGTTTGTGATGATATTTTAAATAATCTATTCATAGAAACTAAACTAGAAAGATGAAAGCAGGAAACTACGTTAA